ATTATATATAATATATTTATATATATAATTCTTTATTATATTATATATATTTATTATATATATAAAGGGGATTCAAATAGACAAAAATGAAACACTTAAAACCTTTCGTCAGAGCATTTAATTTTTGCGCCAGCAAAAAATAAATAGCTCTGGAAGAAGAGTTTAATTACGAGCGTAGCGAGGAACTAAACTCTTCAGCGAACGCTTTGCGTGAGCCCTTTGTACAGAAGTAAACGAAGAATGAAACTTAGAATTATATATAAATATATATAATAATTATATTATATAATATATAATAATATATATTTAATTTATATATTATATAATTATATCTACTTTAGTATTATTATATTTATATATAATATATAAGTTATCCTCATAGTTATCCACAAGTATTTTAGAGTTGTCCACAACTTATCCATAGATTTTTGTCCAATTCTGTATTAATAAGAGAATATATAAGATCGAATTGGACAAAAATGAGTTTGTGCTTAGAGATTGGAAAAATTTTGAAATAAGGGGTTGACTTTTTTCTGATTTACGATATAATATAGACAAAGGTAATAAGCGAGGTGAAAACAAAAATATGTCGGCTTGGGTTGAAATGTCTTACAACAAATACAAAAGAGAACAAGATAAAGAATTGTTTAACATAGATAACTGTAAGTATAGCAGGGTTCATTTTTATGATTTTAAAGAAGATAATTATGGGGATGGATATAATCCTACTCTTGAAGAAATTTCCAAAAAGGAGGTGAGGTGGTTACTTGAAGAATATTAATATTTTACAATTGCAAGCAAAAGATGTGGTGTCTTGTGATTATAAAATCAAATCTTTGAAAAGATATAGCGCAACTTTTGATTATTCTTTGGAAAGTATTAAAATGGAAGAAGTTCATAGAAAAGTTTTTAGAAATAATAAATTTATTTTCAAAGACAAGAATAAAATTTATACAGACGATGTTATTTCTATTGCTTTTGATTATCGGCATGCGGTGTATTCTATTTTTGAATTAAGAGATAAACTTTACAAAGACGGCTTTTATTGCGAGGGTAAGCATTATGTAAGATACAAGCGGTCAAGTGGGAGTGCTCGAGTAGGCAAATGTTTGTTTATTCGTGAGGAATTGTATTCTCCGATGATGAGATGGTCTAATATGGGGCTTCCTTTTCAAGAAGATGGCGAGGTTGACTTAGCCTCTAAAGAAGCTTATATTTCTTTAACGACCTCAAGTATCATTGGGACAATTAATATTTTACCAGAGAATATTTTATTGATTGATGATTATGATTCCGTGTTTGAAAATAAAGTAATTAGAGTGGGCAGCAATGAGAACAATCAACTATTTGCTGAAGAAAAAGATATTCAAGTAAGTAATTCAATTTGGGATGGTCAAAGTTTGTTGGATGAATCCTGTTTCCAAGGAGAGTATAAGGGAAAAGGGATGCTTCTTTTAAGAAATCGTTTTTTCAAGTCATGTTGCTTTAATACAAATATTCAAAAATTTTTCAAAGATAATGATATTAGGAATGTTTCTCAATTAAATGGGAAAACGATTGCTCAAGATATTTCACAAATCAAACTTATTACCACACCTTCAAGTATCAAATTTCTTAAATTTGGGTCTTATGATGATTACTTAAAGAGATTAGACTCTACATTTGGTGTTGTAAAATACGATAAAGAGACACATTTCATGGATGGGGAATTGGTTCAAACTCATTATCAATTGTTAAATACTTTAGAGTTTACACCAGAAGATATGGAAGAGTTTTTGAAAGATTCTTTTGATTACTTGAGAGCGTTAAAAAGAGACTTAGCAGTTTTCAGGTATCAACTCAAGATGAAAGTTGACTCCGAAGAAATTACAGATTTGCAAACAATTAATGATTTTATTTATCAAATGTTGATGTTGAATGATGATATTAAGAAAACTTCAATGTTTTATAATTTCAAAAGAGAATTAATCAGAGCTTATGTGGCGAATATGAGGCGAGGACATATTCTAGTCAATGGTAATTATTCAACGATGATGGGAAATGGATATGAGATGCTACTTGCAGCTATTGGCAAATTTGATGGAACCGGCTTGATGAGCGAAGATGAAGTTGTTAGTTTGCGTTTTGACCCAGAGAAAGATTTGTTAGGAATTAGAAGCCCACACATCACAATGGGAAACATTTGGGTTGTTAAAAATAAAATATATCAAGAATATTTAGAGTATTTTAATTTAACTAAACAAATCATTTGTGTAAATGCAATTAACAGCAATTTGCAGAATCGTCTAAACGGCTGCGATTATGATAGTGATAGCATTCTGGTAACTGACAATGAAATTCTTGTTAAAAAAGCAAAAGAAAATTATGAGCAATTTTTAGTGCCAACGGCTGATGTTCCATCAAAGAAAGTGAAAAGATATAATAATTATTATCATAAGTGCGACTTAGATGAAAAAACCTCTGTTAATAAAATTGGCGAAATTGTTAATTTCTCTCAAGTGTTAAATTCTCTGCTTTGGGAAAAGAAAAAAACAGGTGAGGATTACACAGATATTTATCATGACATTTGTTTGTTAGCGGTTATGAGTGGAATAGAAATTGACAAAGCCAAGAAAGAGTACAGTATCAACAATGAGCGAGAACTTAGAAGATTAAAAACAAAGTATAAAAAAATAATTGACAAAAAACCAATGTTTTTTAGTTGTTTACCAAACCAATTTATTTTATTTGATACCGAAACAGTAGCTAAGGGTTATAGAAATTATGAAACTAGTATGGATTATCTTGAAGAGTCAATTACTAAAAATCAAAGAAAGATAAGAGCGCCCAGAGAGCAAAAAATAAGCATTGGGGAATTGATAACCGATAAGGATTATTGTATTGATAGAAGAGAAAAAGCACAAGCCAAGCGCGTTATGAAGGAATGTGAAATATTAAAAAACGAAAGTGACTTAGTATGGAGCAACCCAGATTTAACTTCTCAAGAAAAATATTTTCGGACGATTGAGTTGCAAGAAGAGTTTATAGAACGAATAAAAAAACGTAATTTGACTAAGGGAAGTATTTATTATATTATTAATAACTTATCTACAAAAATACAAAGAAAAATGTTGTTTACACTTTATCAAACCAATCCACAAGAGGTTAAAAACATATTAATTCAAAAACGAAGCAAGATTGAAATGATTCAAAAAAATAGCGATGGAGACATTATTTTATATCAAAAAAGGTTTAAAAAATTACAATTTTAGGGTAAAATTTGTGCATTTTGAAGAGAGCCGATGCCGATTTTAACGATAAAATCACCGATATAAAATTTCAAAAGATAACGACCACTATAGGAGAGAAAAGGAGAAGCGGAAATGAGAGAGTTAAAAAGAGACGAATTATTAACTATGATTTCTTTGAAATCAGGTGTTACAAAAAAAGATGCAGAAAAAGTTTTGAAGTCTTTAGGATTTATTGTATACAATTCTTTGATAAGGGGTTTTACGGTTAGGATTCCTGAAATCGGTAAATTCGAGTTAAGAGTTACTAAAGCGAGGACAGAAAAAAGGTTCTTTGAAAAAGCGGGTTTTAGAAAAGAGAGAGTGGTGTTGAAGCCCAGACCCGAATATTGCCGCCCAGTTTTTAGTTTTGTAAATGGATTTAAAGAAAAAATTAAAACAGGAACAATGGGAAGATTGATAAAAGAAGAAACGGAAGTGGAAAGATAATGGCTAGACCATTAAGAGAAAAGGAGTTATATAGGGCGATTACCAAAAATGCCAACAGTAACGATGTTAGACAAGGGGAAAAATATTATAAAGCTTTATTGGAAGTTGTGATTTCTGAGTTATCCACTGTGGGTGAAGTAACATTGCCAAAGATAGGTAAACTTGTTACACACAGAATTGGGGGCGAAGAAAAAACTTTTAGAAATCCTTTGACAGGCGAGGTTTTTACTAAATTTCAAGAGCCTGGATACTCTATTAGTTTTCAATGTGCTAATCATGTAAAAGATATGGTTAATGGTAAGGCTAAAAAACCAATGGCAAAACATGACCCACGCTATTTAAAATTACAAAAAGATATGCAGAAATATAAAGATTTGCAAGCACAATCAAATATCTTGAAAATGTTGGATGGAATGCAACAAGAGGAGAAGCCGAATGAATAAAGAACAAGAATCCTCTTATTTTTCCAAGATATTTCATTTAACAGAGAGTGTGCGCAAGGGTGAAATAACCTATGAAGAATATGCGTCTTTATTGGAAAGCAATTATTCCATTGACACTTTGAGAAAATTTTCGTATGTGTTTTCAGAAATTTTTTCAAATTTAGATGAAAAAAATGTAAATTGTTCAGATGAATTAAAAGATATTAAAGAGGATATTATTAAAGAGCGTCAAAAACTGCAAATGGTGCGAGCTGATTACAATGCGTTTATTCGCTATGACGCAAGAAAAGAATTATTTAATGAAATGATTTTGAGTGCTATTGATAAGCTAACACCAATCGTAGTTCATAAACCCGTGTATAGCGCTAAAAAGCCTGAAAAGACGGGTGTGTTGTTTATTTCTGATGAGCATTATGGGAAAGAATTTAAGCTACAAGGGCTTTGTCATGAAGTTGTTAATGAATACTCACCTGAGATTTTTAAGCGCAGGATGTGGCACTTATCCTCTAAGTTAAATAATGATATTTTTGATTTTGGATATGAAAAGATTATTATTTGTGACTTGGGAGATAATATTGAGGGTATTCTTAGAGCCACAAATTCTTTAAGAAAATTAACAGTTGGTGTGGTTGATTCTGTTATTGAATACGCTGAGTTTATTGCTTTGTGGCTCAATGATTTGTCTAATATTTTGGAAGTTCCTATTGAATATCATTTAACTGGTGGTAATCATGATATTTTAAGATTGTTAAATTCCAAGCCTGATTTTGATGAAGAAAATGTTGGAAAATTGATTCAAAAGTATATTGAGTTAAGGCTAAAAGATAATAAAAATATTGTAGTAGCTGAATATTCTGATGTTTGTTATAATAATTTATACGGTATTAATATGTTATGTTATCATGGCACGGGCAAAGATTTAACAACAGAAATAGAATTTTTTGAAAACTATTATCAAATTGATGTAGATTTACTAGTGTGTGGACATTTGCACACAGAGAAAGAATTTGCCTTGGGTACTGGATATTTAGGTAACAGACTTGGGATTGTATGTCCCTCTATTATGGGGCCTGATGATTTTAGTAAGAAGATTAGGAAGATTAGTATGCCTGGGGCTAAGTTTATTTTATTTAGTGAAGATGGAATAGATTTAGAAAAAACTTATTATTTGTAAAGAGACGATTCAGCGTCTCTTGGAATGGATGCTTGTGGATAACCTGTTGATAAGTATTTATTTCAAGTGACACTGGATTTGTAAACGGAGATGAAAAAATGGCTAGACCAAAAATGAGGCTCTTGGATACATATTGTGTTTATTGTGGGCGCGAACATGCAGTTCAAGATTTTTATAAATCTCCAAACCCACATCATACAAGTGGATATATTCCTATTTGTAAAGATGGAGCTAAGAAAATTTTTGATGAATATTTGGTAAAAACAGGTGCCGTTGATTCTGCTCTTTGGTATTCTTGTTCTGAGCTTGGGATTCCTTTTATTACGAAAGCTTACAGAGCAACGATGGAGAGAGTTGCAAGCATGGGGCCTGGAAAAGACTATAACTATATAGGCATATATATTACCTGTATGGGAATGGTTAGAACAAAAGTGGACAAATGGCAGAATTTTTTGAGTACAGACGCTCCCTTAGACCAGATTTCCAGAGTTCCAAAAACGGAAGAGTTTATGAATCGTGAGGGACAACGTTTAGAGTTGGATTGGGGCAAGCAAACTGTGGAGGATTATAAATTTTTAGAGTATAGATGGGATATTTATATGGCTAAATTTGTAGACACGGAACTGCCTCCCTCTCAAGAAGCATTATATAGACAGCTTTGTTTAGTGGAACTTAGAAAGCGCAAAAAAGAAGAACAGGGCGAATTAACAGATAAAGAACAAACAATGATGTTAAATTTGATGAAGGTTCTTAAAATAGATAATTTTTCTAATACAGATGAAAAGACAATAGTGGAATCCATGTTAGAGCGTCAAATATGGGAGACGGAAAATACTGAGCCCGCTGAAATTGTTGATAAAGAAAAATATAGAGATTATTGTGACATTGAAAAGAAATGGGGCAAAAACATTCTCAGAGCCATAAAGAACTTGGTAGCAAACAGTAGGGAGTATCCAGCTATCACAGAAATGGACGATGAGGTGCAGTGAAGATAGAAGAAATTATAAGAGAGAGAGTTCAAAAAGAGCAGAAAAAGCCAAAAGTGTTAAGCCCCGAAGATAAAAAAGAAAATATTATCAAATGGACAACTTTTTATAGAAGAAATATGAATATTTATATAGAAAAACGTTTGGGAATCAGATTATATCCATTCCAACATGTGATGATTTATCTGATGAGTATAAGCCAAACGTTTTTTGCTATATGTACTCGCGGCTTATCAAAGAGTTTTATTGTGGGTTTGTTTGCTGTTTGTAAATGTATGTTATTTCCATATAGTGAAGTGGTAATTACTGCAACAACAATAGCCCAAGGTTCGGTTATGGTGAAAAGCAAGATAGAAAACGAAATTGTTAAAAAACTTTCACCTTTGTTATTGTATTTATATAACAAACAACAAATAAAATTCTCTTACAATGACAACGAAATCAAGGTTGATTTTGTTTTTAATGGTTCTATAATAAGAGTTTTGCCCAGTGGTGACCAATCGCGTGGTTATCGTGCTACTGTTCTTATCTATGAAGAGTGTCGTTTATTGAAAAAGAATGTAGTTGATTCTATTTTCATGCCAATGTCTCATCCTAGGCAAGCTAAGTTCTTAACAAAAGAAGAATATGCAGGGAATAAACGTTGGCAAGAAGAGACGAGTTCTATTTATATAACATCGGCCCGAATGAAGTCTGAATGGTTTTGGACAACATTTAAAGAGGTCGTCCAAAAATGTTATAAAAGCAAGAGGGTTGTGGAAAACTTTTTTGCAGCGGATATATATACAGCAATTGAGTATGGTTTAAAAACAAAGTCTGATTTTGAGAAATCTAAATCTCAGATGAGCGAACTTGACTTTAGGATGGAAATATTGAACGAAATGATAGGCGAGGCAGAGAACGCCTTTTTTAGTTTGGAGATGTTTCGTAATAATCAGATTCTTAAAGTTCCTTTTGTCCCTCCTGATGTGCGAGATGTGTTAGGTGGGGAGGATGAGTTTGTTAAAGAAAAAGCTTTAAATGAGTATAGATTGCTTTTTATTGACTTTGCTTTTGCCAATACAACAACAAATCAAGAGAACGATAATAGTATTCTTGGGTGCATGTCTTTATTTTACAAAAACAAAAAGGTTTATAGAAATATTGATTATATTACAACGCACCCAGCTAGTGATAGCCCAGGGATGGAGAAAAAGATTAGAGAATTTTATTGGGATTACAATGCTGACTTTATCGTGATGGATTTGAGAAACGGTGGTGAAGTTTTGTATAATAATTTAACTAATCTGTATAATCATCCAGAGAGAGGCAATGCTTGGAACCCCCATGGATTTACAGTGTCGGATGAAGTGGGAATACATGTTGTTCCTGATACTAAATTAGCAGATTTAAGAAGTCGTGCGATAGATAGAGAGGCTATTCCTGCTATTGTGCCTATTGTTGGTACGGCAGATTTGAATAGTATGATGTGGATAGATTTGCAATTGCGTTTAAGAAATAGGGAAATTAGATTTCTTGTGGATGAAATGGAATATCAGCAAATATTAGAAGAGAGCACAAGATATTACAAAATGACTTCTGAACAACGCATTTTGGAGAGACTTCCGTATATTCAGACACTGTTGTTGGTAAATGAGGCTATTAACTTATCTCCAACATGGAGAGATGGTAAAGTTAAATTGTCTGAACCAAGAAGTGGGGTAAAAGATAGGATTGTTGCATGTTCATATGGTAACTGGGTAGGCACATTATTGGAAAACAAGCTTTCAAAAGAAGATAATCAAGTAGAAATGGATATTTCTCAATATCAACTAGTATTTTAACAGGAAAGGAAGTGAGAAGGGATGGCTAATGAAAATCAACCATTAACACAAGAACAAGTATATGATGTGCTTCAAATGGCTCATTATATGTATGGGGTTGGGTCTATGTATGGGATTCAGGGTGCATATACACCAGAATTATCTAATCAAGTTTTGTTGAATTTAAACAATAATGCTTTAAGACCAACTTATAAAAAGATATTAACGGCTTTGGCAAATTATAAAGAACAACAACATGAACTCCAAGCTTTTAGTGAGTTTATGGAAAAGTTCGATATGATTTATGCGAGAGCGGTTGAGTATTATTCAAACTTACTTGCTTTTGACTTGCGCTATTCTTGTATAAATGCTAGTGAAAAAGATTATGAAGATGGCAGTTTTGATAGAGCAAAGAATTATGTTAATAAGTTTTTGACAAGTTTTAATTATAAATCAGAGTTTCAAAAGATAACAAAAGAAGTGTTGAGACATGAGACGTGTTATGTGTGGTTTAGGTCTGATTTAGCAACAGGGGACAAGAATCCTAAATTTGCTATTCAGCTTTTGCCACAAGATAGATGTAAATTAACTCGTTATTGGGAAAACGGTTTATTGTTTGATTTTGATATGACTTATTTCTTAATGCCAGGTGTGGATATTAATGGGTATGCACCTGTGTTTAAGAAATATTTCAACATGGCTTTTATAGATGATACTTTTCAAAATTATATTCCTTCTAATCAATTCAATAAAGTTGGAAATTTTGCTTATTGGACGCAAACTACACCTCAAGAGGGTGCGTGGGTATTCAAAAGAGATATGTCAAACTTTGCTGAGGTGCCGTTTTTGGCTCCGTTCTTAAAGAATGTGATTAGGAATGATGAGATTCAAAAGTTGCAATATGATAAAGATTTTCAGAGTGCTTATGCTATTTTAGCTGGCGAAATGAGAATGTTTGACAATGCAAAGTCTGGTACTCAGAAAGACCAGTTCTCTGTTGACCCTGGTACTCTGGGTAAATTATTATCCCTGGTTAAATCTGGGTTAAATAACAATGTTAAGTTGGCTGCAATGCCTGTTGAGAAACTTTCTTGGTTGCAATATAAGGATGAAAATCCTGATATGGTGAGCACTTATTATAAGAGTTCTGTTGCTCCTGCGGCTTCTGCAAGTCGTTTAATTTATTCTACTGATAAAATGAGCAACTTAGAAATTGAAAATGCTTTAATGTCAGATTATCAAGTAGTTGCTAAACTTTATTTACAGTTTAACACATTTTTAAATTATTATGTCAATCGTTATTTGGCCTCTAAGAGAATTAAATTACGGTTTGATTTTTGTTTTGAAGGCAGTATATTCCCATTTGAAAGAGAAAAACGACAGAAACAGATTATGGATTTGGCTGAAAGAGGTATCACTTTGAGTCCCCCTGCTTTCGCTAGTGCTTTTGGATATACGCCTATGGAATTTGATAATATGCTTACAGAATCTTATTATAGTGATAAATGGAAGAAGATTACGCCTCTTGTTTCTATTCATACTATTGGTCAGTCTAAAGGTGGGCGCCCTCAAGTAGATGATGGGGTATTAACTCCATCGGGTGAGGCAAACCGTAATAGCTAAGGTGGTGATTTCATGTTAATTTCTAAAGAAACCAGTGAAGCGCTGGATTTATTGTATGGACAATTCTTTGATTTGAATGCGACTCTTGATGTAGTTGCCTCTACTTTACAGAATACTTTTTCTATGCCACAAGCAGCAGATATTGTTCATCATAAAATCAGTCATTTAATGCCTTTGTTGGCAGATAAGATTAGTGAAATTAAGGACAATTACAATGTTCGTTCTATTCGTCCTGCTGTTCATGAGGATAAAAGAGAATATGGCGATTTGCAAGTAATGTTTCAAACTGTTTTAGATGAGTTTGAGAGCACTTACAAAATGATTGTAAGCGTTCAAGAAATTGCTATTAAGTCTGGTGATAAAAAAGTATTAGATGATTTACAGCATTTTATGAGATTGTTTAATAAAGTAATGGGACAAATTTATACTTTAAGAGACAAAGCAGAACAAATGCCTAGAGACTTTGATACTTATGATGCACATATTGACAGATGGGGTATTGTGGGTTTGGATTTAGAAAAGGAATGTGATATTTGATGATTAGAGGCGTTCCCAAAAATCCTAATGATTATATTGCTATTGATGATATGGAAATTGCTTTTGTTTTACAACAACAAGGTTATCTTCCTTCTTATGGTGATTTGAAATATTTATATTTTAAGAAATCATTGGAAGTTCAAGATATATTAAACAGGCTCGGGGAAGGAGGGGAGTGCAGTTGAATAAAAAGTTACAATCTTTTTCTATCCAAGTCATTGATAAATATAGCGGTGATGATAATTCTGAAAATGCAATTATTAGATTAAAATTTTTAAGTGATGGAATTAATTCACATCATCTTGTTATTCCTTTAGAAGTATTAAAAGAATATGCGCCGACAATTTTAGGAAAATATATTGTTGCGAGATATGATAGATTCAGAGAAGATGTAAGAGGCCATGAAATAGATGAAGTTATTGTTGGGTATATTCCACCTAATGCAACTATAAGTTATGAAGAAACAGCAAATGGAACTTTTGCTGTTGTAGACGGTGTAATTTCCAAGTTATACGCTAATGATGTTTATGAAATGTATAAAAATAATGGTAATGAAAGAGCCATTAGTGTTGAGTTTATTGTTCATCATGAAGATGAAGATGATACTAAACCAGTTTCTAGTTTTAACATTGTCGGTGTAACATTACTTGGAAAAGATATTCAGCCTAGTTGTAAGTTGGCTACTTCTTCTATTGTGAAATTTAGTGTGGAACAAGCAGCTAGAGATTATATAAAATATCAGAAATTGCATGAATTAATTGATTTCGCAAATAATAGGAGAAAGTTAATGGAAGGTAAGATTTACAAAGTAGACAAATCTAAAAAGTCTATTTCTGAAACCCCATGGGGTGATGTGGACAAAATAGATTTGAGAGATAAAATTATGGAAGCTTCAAACAGGTCTAGTTTGGTTAAAGATGTATATATGGTTGTTGAAGAAGGATGGGAAGAGGCACCCTCTGAAAAACTTAAATATCCTGTTATGCAGTTGAAAGGTGATACTTTAGTTTACAATCGCGGTGGGTTAGCAAGCGCATTGGGTTATGCCAAGGCCACTGATGAGAAAGAAGTTGTAAAAAAAGTAGAAGCTATTTATAAAAAATTAGATTTGGATGATGAGAAAGAGGAGGCGAAAGATATGGAAGAGGCTAAGAAACTAGCTATTGAAGGTCGCGAAGCCTGGGGCAAAGTTATTAAGAAAGTTCAAGAGCATGAAGGCAAGGGCGCATATGTAGATAGCATTGAAAAAGACCATATCATTTTCACAAAAGATGGTGAACGTTATCGTGTAGAAGCCGATGTAGAAGTTGGTAAGGACGATAAAAAGGTAGACGCTGAAATTAAGTGGGATACTGTGAAGAAAGATAAGGTACAGAAGATGGAAGAAATTAAAGAAGAGTGCGAAGAAGAAAAAGAAGAAATGTCTATCGAAAAAGCCAAAGAAATGATTGAGCAACTAGAGACAGAATTAAAAGAAAAGAAAAACATCATTATGGATATGGAAGAAGAAAATAAAGCTCTTAAAGAGTTCCGTAAAGGTGTTATGGAAAAAGAAAAGTTAGCTTGCATTGAAAACACTTTAGAAGAAATGAAAGATGTTATTCCTGCGGAAGCATTGGAAGAATATCGTAAAGCTGGTATGGCATGTGACCCAAGAGATATGGATGGTTGGGCAAACATGGTCAAAGCTAAAGCTTTTGAAGTTGTTAAAGAGAAACCGGCTAAAATGAAAAAGAACGAAGATATTATGAGTTTTTCAGCTCCCGTTTCTGCACCTAGCAGCACAGGCGTATGGGAAAGACTTTAATATAAATTAAGAAAAAAGGAGAATTTATTATGGCAGATAAAACACATGGCGTTATTAATACAATGCACTGCACCTGCATGAACGTGGACGCATATAAAGCCGTTGGTGTAGCAAATACCGACATTGACAATGGCGTTGCAGTGGTATTGGGTGCAATCAACAAAGACACCAATCAGAACATTCAGGGCTTTGAATTTACTGTAACTCCCGCAACCGCAGCTTCTTATGGCATTTGGGTTGTAAGGACACCCGAAGTAGGTTCTACTTTAGAAATGAATCTATTAGATGACCCTCGCACTTTCTATAACAAAGCGGGTCAGCCGTTGTCTCTTTGCTTCATGAATCCTGGGGTAGACTGCATTGAAGTAGATGGTAATTGTTTCGTTGCTGGTTCCGCACCGACCGATCAACCAACTTACAACTTTGTAACCATCGGAACTGGCGGTAAGTTTGCTATTGCTCAAACTGCTCCCGCAACTGGTGCTTATTTCTCTATCGTAGGCAAACATTTCTTTGATATTGGTGGGGAAATTGTACCGAGTTATGTTCTACGTTGTGAGAAGAACTTTGAAGATGTAAAAGGGGGTAACTAATGATGAAAATGTTTTCTGATGAAATTTTGACATTCGCTAATGGCGATGTGGATTATTTTGTAGCATTTAAAGACTATTATAATCATTATAATAAGGTCAACATGTCCCGCTCCCTTGGTGAGTTTGACCAAAGTGTAAGCCTAGATGAGAAAGCTGATAAAATTTCTAAAGCTTTCTTCCGTGAAGTAGAAAAACGTGCAGGACTAGAGCGGACGGAACTTAATAAAGAGTCTTGGGCTTCTAATCCAAATGTTGGTTGGGCGGCTCTAGCAGTTATTGATGCAACTATCAATGCTGTATTACCAGCTACTATCAATCCAAGTATTGGCCTGTATACCGATCTTCGTTATGTTGGATATGGTGATTTGGTCAACTTCAAAATTAAACCCAAAACTCTATATACTGTAAGCAAGGGTGCCCACGGTGAAAGAGTTACTTTCCGTCAGAAGAAATATGATGGCAACTTACAGTTAATGCCAATTGAACATATTATCACAACTTATGTTGATATGTATAAGGTTCTTGCTGGCAAAGAAGATTTAGCTGAATTTGTTCGTTTGGTTGTGTATAGTATTGAAACTGAAATGACCAAAGAAGCTACTAACGCTCTAACCACTGGTATGACTGCTAGTACTTATCCGACTCAGCTAAATGTATCTGGTGCTTTCTCTGCTGAAACTCTAGTAACGCTAGCTGAAACCGTTGAAGCTTATAACTTCGGTGCTCGTCCAATTATTGCTGGTACTGCTACTGCTCTAATGAAAGTTCCTACCGATGCTAGCTTGAATCTTCGTGGTATTTTTGACGCTGAAGGTGGTCGTATTGGTCTGGTTAAAGACTTCTATGGTTATGATTTACTACGTTTACCACAGGTGGCCACTGGTAATTATAGCAACTTTGGTCTAGCTTTAGACCCAGATACGCTCTATATTATTAGCCCAGCTATGGATAAACTAGTTAAAGGTGCAGTATCTACTTCTTTGACGAACTCTAATCAGTTCTATGATAATGCAGATATTACACAGAACTTTACAATGCGTAAAGACTTTGATTTTGCTTTCGTGTCTGGTGCATGGGGCGGTATCTACAAGATCACTGACTAATAAAATTTTATATAGGAGAGGGAAAAATCTCTCTCCTATATATTTATATGGAAAGAAAGGAATATAAGGAATGGCAAGCGAAGAAATTAAAAATACTCAAAAGGCAACAAAACCTAAATCCACGGCTAATAAACAAGCGACAAAAAAAGCAGATGAATCTACTGCATTAAAAAAAGAGATTGAAGAACTCAAAGAACAGCTGAAATCTCAAATGGATTTAATCACGCAGTTAAACGCTCAAAAAGCAGTTGTTTTAGAATCCAAGCAGAGTAAGGTTGTTGAAAAAAATATTCCCTTTGTTAATTTAACTTGTGGTACATTAAATCTTAAAGGGCACAGGATTTATGAATTAAAGGGGCAGTTTGCGCGTAGAAGTTTTCCTGAAAAAGAAGCGCGAGAAATTGTGAACAACTCTCATAACGCTATTACAAAAGGTTTGGTATACATTGCGGACGCTGATTTTGTTGAAGAAAATGATTTGTCTTATATGTATGAAGAAATTTTGTCTGATTCCGAATTAAGAGATTTGTTAAAACATGATATTACTTATGTTTTAGAAGTGTATAAGAGTGCGCCTATTGACCAAAAGAGAATTATTTCTGATATGGTTGCAAACAAAGTAATGAACAAACAAAGTGTAGATGCGAATATTTTAATTCAGTTAGGGCAATTAACTGGGATTAATTATATGGATTTGGAACCTCTTGATGTAGAAGGTGATTAATGGATGGGAACCACTTTTGACGAAATTATAGATTTAGCTTTGATTATAATTCGAGATTATAAAATTGATTGGATTTATCAAAAGGATATGTCTATTTTTCAAGAATATATGGATGGCTTTTTGATAAGAGCTATTTATGATTTTCATGATTGTTTGAAATCTTTGGATTATGATGGTGAATCTCGTTCATTTCTCTTGGTTTTAGCAAATTCAGAAAAGGTGATACTATCTGATTATTTGGTTTATGAATGGTTTAAGAGCTTAACAAATGATACCAGATATGTAAACTTACATTTGAACGATTCTGATTTTAAGCATTATGCAGAGAGCAATAATCTTAAAGAGAAAAGTGAATATTTAGATAGACTTAAAGAAAAGATTTCTAAAGATGTTACAGAATATAAGTTTGACCATTTAGAAGAACTTCCTTATTATAGTGGTTTGGTCTAAGATAAGGAGAGATAAAATGGATAAACGAATTAAAGAGAGAATTATTGCGAGTCTTTATAAAATTTTACCGTTATATGAGGAACACCCAGAAAATTCTTACATGGACTACTTAGAAACATTAATACCTATTTTTAAGGGATATGTAAAAATGGGTCTAGTAGATGTAGAAGTGTTAGGTAGTATAGTGGGGCTTTATGAAAGTGGCTTAGAGATTCAGCATAAGATGGTAAAGAGAATTGTAATGAGAGCAATCCATTCTGTGAATGAAAGAGGACAAGAAAATAATGAGTTTGCGGTTTTATAACAATTATATTAGTGAAATTGCTGTAAATCCAAACCATAAATATAGAGAAGATTTGCAATCTCTTATAAACGCTCAATGGGATAATACTACAACGGTTTATAAAATTAAAGAGGAAACACCTTTTAGAGATTTTAAGTTTTGCGAGATAGAGGCACGTCTAAATCATGTAATTGATGAAGTTACTACGGGACGCAAAAGTGGGGACGATTTTAAAAAGATTATTTTTCGTAGCCTAGAGCACATAACGCAAGCGGGACGATATTATAATTTTGATAATAATTATTGGATAACAACTTTTACTGATGAATATAATTCAGTTGTGAAATCTATTATTGTTAGACGTTGTAATAATTTTGCTAAATATGTTTCTCCTACTAGCGGTGCTATTATCTCTATTCCTTGTGTTTTGGATTATACGGCTTCTTCGCCAAGCCCTCAAGTTTCTGGTGACATTATTACTCCCAATAATCATGTTGTAATGATTATTCAGGGAAATGAAAAAACTATTCAATGGAAAGTAAATCAGAGGTTTTTGTTTAATCAGCGTCCTTATAAAATAACTGGGTATAACAATTATATGCAGAATAATTATGTGGATAAAGACACTCCTTTGTTATACTATGATTTGTTTTTAGATGAAATTCATCCCGATGATGATTTAGAGAATAATGTAGCTAGTTCTTTACAATATGTATATACAATAAATCTATTGGATAATAACTTTGAGCAGATAAAAGGATATAAAGGTAGTTTACAGGCAGAGGTAAAGTGCAATGGCGAAATTGTAGATAGAGATTTAGTATGGTGTTCTTTGGATAGCAATTCTACAATAGACGATGAGGGTAATTTTGAACTAACAGGTGATGTTGGCAGCGTTGCGCAAATTAAGGTTGCCTTGAAAGAAAACCCATTGGTGAGTGATACTATTGATATTAGTATAGTAGATGAAGCGGTTAAACAATATTCTATTGTAGTGATTCCAGATATTGTTCAAATTAAGCAAAACGAAACAAAAGATTTTTCTGCTGTGGTTTATTTAGACGGTGAAAAAACAGAAAATAAAGTAAATGTAACATTAAGCGGTGTTACTGATGATTATTATCGTTTTATAGAAAATGGTAACAATCAATATACTTTACAATGTTTATATCCGAGTACAACTCCTTTGGATATAACATTTTCGTTTGCTGATGTTGTTTTAAAGAAACAAATTAAATTATTACCTTTGTTTTAAGGGAGGGTAACGAATGAGTGAGTGTTTATCGCCTACGGGTGCTTTTAATCAATTTTCCTCCCTTCCTTCTATTCCTTATGCTATTATTGAAAAATTAATGGAAAATGAAAACATATGGAAAATATTAAAATATCCTACTTATGATTGTTTATCTAAGAAAGATTTAACTTTGTCTGAAAAATCAGATATGATATGGAAGAATCAAGAGAATCAAGTAGATTATAATGTGTTTTTAACTCCGTTAGTTGAAGATATGATATATGAATCCACAACGATTTTGAAATGTTATAGGTATTATAGCGTGCCTATGAATCAATTAAGAGCTGTGGTGACTTATGAAATAGATGTTTTATATGGGGGGAAGATAAGTTTAATTGAATATAACGGAATACCTTGTAATCGGTCTGATGTTATGGAAATGGAAATTATGAAAACATTAAATGGTGCAGATGTTGGTGGTATAGGTTATTTTCAATTCAATAGAGAGCTTTCTTCTTTTAGCCAATCGCGTATGGTTTTGGGAAACGATAAAACATTTACAGGAACAGCAATCGTAATGGCTACGAATTTGAGTAACATTAAAGAGGACACTTGCTGTGGATAAAAAGCTGATAGATGAACTAATTGAGCAATATGTTCCTTTTGATGAACCAATTCCATACATAACAAAAGCAAAAGAAAGGATATATATTTATCCAGTCTTATTAAAGAATATAAAAGAATTTGAAAGAGGGCAAGGTATGTTGCATATAGATAAAAATGCAACTTCTAGTGTTGAGATTATTCAAATGTCCTATTTGAAATATTTATATTCTCTTTTTTTGACTTTTGCTACAAATGGTGAGTTTTCATTATTAATGTCTTTTCAAGAAATAATGAAAATATGTTTGCATTTTGATATTCCGACTCAAAAACTAATTAACTTCTTTTCTTTAGATGTGCCTGGAGCTTTATGGCGCAGAAACAAAAGGAATGATATTTATTTAGATATTGAGGGAACAATAATTACTTCTAAAGATTTTGACAATATTTCTAGGATTATATTATATCAAAATATTGAAGATTATGATGACCGCATTGTAAACAACGATGTAAAAGAATTGTATGAGGATTATATGCGGTTAAAAAATAAAAATGCAATACAAGTGCCATTAGAAAAGAAAATTTTGGCAGTTATGAGTGAAACAGGATATAAAAAGCAAGATGTGTTTAATTTAACAATTCGTGATTTTTATGGATTGTTTGCTATAACCGTAGACAAAATTGATTATCAAATTAAAGAAAATGCTCGGATACAAGGGGCTAAATTTAAAACTCCGCCTGAGCATTGGATTATAAAAGGAAAGAAAGACAAATACGCTGAAATCTTTACAGGTGCAAAAGAGTTCACTGATAAAATTTCAGGTATGTCAATCCAACGATAAAAATAGGAGGAAAATATTCATGGCAAATTATATTTTGGCTGGTGTAGGTAATATTGACCTTTACAACCAAGGTGATTTGATTGCTACTTCTAAAACCTTAACAGAAAGCAGTATTTCTGTAGAAGTAACTGGGGAAGATGTTCGTGGTGGTCAGTCTAATCCGCTATTGGGACGTTATTTCCACGATTCTTCATTTACACTGACTTTGACAGACGCTTTGTTTAGCTTAGAATATTTAGCACTAAACGTAGGTGGTACTATTGAAATTGGTGGCAACATTTTAACAACCGAAGAAGTAACCATTGAAACAGAAAACACGATTACCGTAAGTGGTACTCCTGTTGAGCTGTTTAACTGGGGCGTTGTTGGTTATTATCGTATTGCTGGGGAAAATGATTGGCAAAAGATTACATTTACTGGTAAGACCGCTACTGCTACAAACCTACCTGTGGGCACTGTTGTTTGTGTGAAATACAACACCCAGAACTCTGGTATGCGTCAGTTCGTAGTGCCCTCTAACATGATTCCTGCTGAATGTACGGCTATTCTAACAATCGGTCTATTCAAAGCGGATAATGAAACCAAAGTAACCGACTCTTCTTCTCGCGTAGGTTCTTTGGTTATTGAAATTCCACGGTTCCAGTTCGCGGGTAGTCAGGAGTTGTCTTTGACTTCTGACGGCGTAGCTACAACAAACCTAACTGGTTCTGCTCTAGCTGTTTATACTGGCACAAGTTGTGAAGATAATGGGTATTATGCTATTATCAAAGAGGTTATTAGTGGTGCTAAGTGGACAGATGGTTTAAAAGCTCTGGCTGTTGCTAACGGTGGTGAAATTAGTATTGCTCAGGGTGGAACGGAAACACTACAGGTTTATGCCGTATATGGTGGCATTGTGGCAAGTTCTATTGTAGACAATGCAAATCTAACTTTCACGCCAGATAATGAAACTTATTTTACTGTTGATAATACTGGTAAGATTACTGCTAAATCTGCCGCTGGTAAAGCTAACCTTAAGATTGTTGCTACAGACAAACCCGAAGTTGAGGCCGTTATTTCGGTGGAAGTAGAATAATTTTTAATGTGGGGGCACAAGCTCCCACAAATACATATTAAGAGAGTGATTGTATGTGTCCTTATGTTTATTATAAAGATGAAAATGGTAGATCGTATTTATTTTGCAAAAAGTCTAATGACATTTGTCCATTTTCAAGGTTTTGTAGAACTCAAAACAAAGTGATTCCGACTAATTCACAAGACAATTGTTTATTAAGGACAAAAAAAGAAGTGCCAGAAGGGTGTTGCAATGTGCGATTTGAGAAAAAGGGGAAGTTGTACGTTGATTATGAAGACAGGGTTATTGTTGTGGTAAACCCTTACGATATTGTCCCTGATTATGTTAAAATAGGTATAAGACGTAAAAGTGGAGAGTTTTATGTAAAGAAGGAAAAACAATGAAATGTTGATTAAACGGAGAGGTATTTATTTAGCTGACTTAGGGAAAAGAGTGGGGAGTATACAGTTTGGCGTACGACCAGTCTTGATAGTGGGAAATAATTATAGTTGTCGTTATAGCACCGTGTTTTTGTGTGTCCCGTTGACTAGTAAACAAAAAACATGGCTTCCTACTCATTATATTTTAGAAGTAGATAAATATCCTTTTTTATGGAAAGAATCTAATACAATTTTAATAGAACAAATAATGCCTGTGGAAGAAAGACAGTTGTTACAGTATTTGGGTGATATAGAGACAAAAGATATGATGAGGATAGAAACTCGATTAAAGAAAGCACTAGGCATTTTTGATAATAAACATAAACAGGGGAGGGGAGAGGATGGACGGGTTTTCGGATATAAAAAATGATTATCAAAATTTGGAAAAGAGATTAGGGAAAGCTGAGACAAGTTTAGCAAAAACAGAGGTTCAAATAACAAACCTAACAACAATGGTGAAAAACAACAATAATATGTTGAGTGAACTAAATAAAACAATGATGAAAACTAATTATTTGTTGGAACAAAATATAAAAGACGTAGAGCATAACAGAGAAGTAGTTAAAAAAATGGAAGAGAATTTAATAAGAATAGAGAATGAAGTAGAAGAAGTAGATGAAAAAGGCAAATTTGATATTTTGGGATTTTTGAAAAAGAATTTTATTACCATTGTGTTGTTTGGGGCTTTTGTTTTCTATTATGCAAAGAGTGTGTCAACACTTTAAAAAGGAGGATATGTTATGGGAAGTTTTAATGATGTTATTATGACCGCACTTCAAACAATTATTACTGTTACAGTTCCTTTGGTTTCTGCATTAATTATTTATGGGGTTAAAAAGGCAACAAATTGGCTAAAGAGTAAGACAGAAAATGAAACAGTGGATACATATTTAAGTCGTGCTTATTCTATGTTAGAAGATATTGTTGTAACAACCTCTGAAACCTACGTTAAATCTTTAAAAGCTGATGGGAAGTTTGATATTGAAGAACAGCAACAGGCTTTTGAGATTACCAAAAATGCGTTTGAACAGATTGCAAGCAGTGAAATTAAAAATGCTATCAAATCAACAGTAGCAGACTATGATGCTTGGGTAAGAAATACAGTAGAGGCTATTATTGCCAATACGAAATAAAGGTATTGACATTTAAACAGAAAATGGGTATAATGTCAACATAAATAGCGGGATTTTCCCGCATTACATATTATGGAAGTGGAACGCATGAAAAAAAATGTAAGAAAAATTGCAGAACTAAAACGTCCTGCGAACATTTATTTAGAGGATTTGGAAATAGAGATTATTCCATTTTTAACTTGGGAAGTTATTAAGTATATTGGTGATGTTTTAATTCAATTAGATGATACTTATGACGTGAGAGAAGTTTCCAAACACGCTTTAATTTTAAAATTCTGCACTGATTTAACAGACGAAGAAATTTCCGAATTGGATTTTGAAACCATTTGGGCAAATGGATATATTGATGAGATTGAGTCTCATATTCGTAACATTGATAAAATTGATGAATATATTGAACACGAAACCAACCCCAACAAGGAAATGTGTAAGCTTTTGAAAGAGGTAGAAAAACTTATTGAGAGTGGTAAAAAAGTAAATTGGAAAAAGGTGCTTAAACAGGCAGAAAAAGCTAGCAAGATGAATTTATCTGACGAGTTATTAAAGAAGGAATAATTATGCCTGCAAGAAATCCTACTGAGTTTTACAATTTATTTCGGATTCCTGTTCAAAAAGCTGTTCAATATGTTATGGATAAAATGTTGGAAGAATATAAAGTAGAAATAGATGATATTGTTTATGGCTCTTATGCGCCCAGCGTTTATCAACGAACAGGACAATTTAGGGATAGCTGGGAAACAGAGGTCAATTCTTTATCTCGTGGCGCGGAAGGTGAGCTTAAGCAAGATTATTCCAAAATGGTTGTAAATGAATCAATATATCAGCACGGTAGCCCATATTCGGGTAGCGCAGCAAAAGATTTAGCAGAAATTATTTATGAGGGGTTATCGGGCCCTTATTTTGGTGATGGCCCATGGCGAGGCGCTAGAAATGCGTTCACTCCTTTACTTGCTAAATTAGATAGTGGAAAATTAAAACAGTGGTTTTATGAAGGAATGGAACAACAGGGAATAGAAATGAGATAGGGGAACAAAATGATAATTATGGGTGTAGATGCTTCAACCAATTGTACTGGTTGGAGCATTTTTTTTAATGATGAATTATTGGCTTATGGTAAAATTGTGCCAAAGCGTAAACACGAAGATTGGCGTGAAAGAATAGTAGATATTTTTACACAGTTAAATGATGTAATTAAACAATATCATCCAGATAGATTAGTAGTAGAAGATGTGCCCTTATTTTCTCAAAAGGGGAAGAAAACTTTGGTGCAATTAGGGGCTGTACAGGGGTCTTTGTTATTGTTTAAAAAAGATTATCCTGATTTAATGATAGATTTTATTCCTGTTTCTACTTGGAGGAAAAATATAGGGATATTTAGTGGAGACAGAGCTGACCAAAAGAGGGATAAATTAAAAGAAAATTCTATTAAGTTGGCTAATCAGATGTTTAATCTGAATTTAATTTTTGTGTCTCCTGGTTCTTCTAAAAATGATGATGATATTTCTGATTCTATTTTAATCGCCGCTTCAACAATGAAAAAATATAGGGTTAGTGGGAATTTGAAAAAGAAATAATCCTATGGCAATAATGAGGTGGTTTATTTGCCAGGAAGTAATAATTATAGTATTAATGTTAAAGCCCTTTTAGATGAAAACAATTTACAAGGACAGCTTAATAAGCTTGCTTCAAACTTTAAGGGTTTTAAATTTGGTGACGCTGGTACTAAATCTGCCACTTCTGGTTTTAATAAAATGAATCAAGCTATGGACAAAACTGGTCAGTCCTTAAGCGTCATTATTGACAAGACCTCAAGATGGCAACTTGGTACAAAAATAATTGATTCTGTTTACAATTCTTTTAGAAATGGTGTGTCTGCTGTTTTTGAATTAGACGCAGCTATGACAGAATTAAGAAAAGTTAGTGACATGACAGGAGCTGAGTTAGAACAATTCGGTGACAGAGCTTTACAGGTTGGTGAAAAAGTTGCGAGAACGGCCACACAAGTAATTGAAGCTGCAACTGAATTTACTAAATCTGGTTTTAATGATGTAGAATCTCTTCAATTAGCTGAAGTTGCTTCTATGTTCCAGAATGTTGCTGATGAAGAAGTAAGCGCTGGTGACGCTGCTGCTTTCTTGATTTCTCAAATGAAAGCTTTTAATATTACAGCAGCAGATTCAGAACATATTGTAGATGCTGTAAACGAAGTAGCAAATAAGTTTGCAGTATCTTCAGGTGATTTAGCCACGGCTGTTCCTAAAGTTGCCGCTACGATGGCACAAGCTGGGAATAGTATGGAACAAACATTAGGCTTACTAACAGCAGGTACCGAAATGATGCCTGGGCAAGCAAGTCGTGTTGCCCGTGGTTTAAGAACTATTACATTAAACTTGCAGGCTATGGATGATTCAGGGGAACAAAACCTTGACTTATTAGCCTCTATGGAAAAAGATTTTAACAAAATTGGTATAACCTTGATGGGAACTGGTGGGCAGTTAAAATCTACATTTGAAATTTTTTCTGAGTTATCGAGTATTTGGGATACGTTAGACCAAAATACTAAAAATTATTACGCCTCTTTGATAGGTGGTTGACTTTAGGGTTGAGCCACGGACAGACTTAATTGCGGGGAAGAAAAGGTTCATCACTTTTATCTGTGTTTAACATGGATGCCTAAGAGCCTTATATACTAACTTAATATAGTGATATATTAAGGGCTTGGAGTAATTAACCAAGATATAGTAAAAATTATAAGGATAGATGGTCAATCCGCAGCCAAGATTCTATTGAAATATAGAATAAGGTTCAGAGATTATCAAAAGCAGTTGACTTTATGTTGACAAATGTAACTATCATATGATAGAATAAGCCATATAAATGGACGAAGCGAGTAGAGTACATATGTATATATGGAAAGAGTCTGCGGCATTGTTTTGAACAATGTTAAAATATAATCCGTTCTTTTGTGAAAGCAAAAGCTAACAAACAAGAAAACCCAGGTTTTGCAACATAAGCCCGTACTGGCTAAATTGCGGGGAAGATAGCGTGGTTTACTATTTCTGTGTAAAAAACATGGAAGCCTAAAGCTTTGCGTACCAAGTTGAGACAGCAATGTTTCAATGGTTTAGAGTAACTAACTAGAGTATGGTAAAAAGCGTAAAGATATATGGTCAATCCGCAGCCAAGATTCTATTGAAATATAGAATAAGGTTCAACGACTACCAAAAGCAATTAGTTTCTATAAGAATTAATAAGTTTTTATAAAATTAATAAATGTAACTATTATATAATAGAATAAGCTATTTTAATAGACGAAGCAAGTAGGGTACACATAGTATTTATGTGGAAAGAGCCAGTTATTACGATTTTATATTGTGATAAAAATATAGTCTAATCTTATATGAAAGTATAAGAGTGAATAAATTTAGCAAGGAAATAAAATGGAAGAAATTAAAGAATTATTAAAGAATGGATATGTAAACGTCCGAAGAATAAAGGATAAAATTTTTTGTGTGGATGGTGAAGGTTATAAGTATTTATTATCAAAGGAAGCAATAAAAATGAGTAATACTTATAAGTTTCAAAGATATTCTAAGTATAATCCTTACACCATAGAAAATATACGACATTATATTAAAATAATGCACAAAAATACGTCTTTGATTAGTGAAGAATATATAAACGCAAATAAAAGCCCTCTGTTTTTTGTTTGTGAGAAGTGTGGGGAAATTTATCCAAAGACTTTGTATCATTTTTTAGAAAGTGAATGTTGTACTTGTCAAAAATGCTCGATAAAAAGAGCTCATGAATATAAGCAACACAAGACAGAATACGTTAAAAAGACATTTGAAAGTTTGGAATTAATTCCATTGTTTGATAAGTATAATAATATTAAAGAGTTATTGCCGTTTGAAAACAAGGAAGGGTATAGAAGTGTTATAAGTTATTTATCTTTAAACAGATATAAAAAATTAAAAACTCGGTTTTTCAAATGGGATAATCCTTATTTTATTTATAATATTAAACACTATATTGTTAGAAATAAGCTATCGTGTTGTTTAAAAGAAATTGATACAAATAAAAAACATTTAATTATGAAGTGTGGTTGTGGGAAATTTTTTACAGTAAGTTTAGCTTCTTTTTTAAGAGGACAAACAAGATGTACGGTTTGTACAAAAGCTACTTCTTCTATAATGTTTTTGGTAGAAGATTGGTTGAACAATAATAATATAAAATATATTAAAGAATTTTCTTTTGATGATTGTGTTTATAAAAGAAAATTAAGGTTTGATTATTGTATTAAACAAGATTCTAATTTAAAACTAATAGAAGTGGACGGCATATTTCATTTTACAACCACGCAAAAAACAGATGAAGAGTGTTTATTAAATCAGAAAAAAAGAGATGAAATAAAAAATAAATATTGTAAAAATAATAATATTCCTTTATTGAGATTGCCATATTGGACGTTTAGAGATGGTTCTTATAAAAAGGAGTTAGCTAAATTTATTTACGGTTAATTATATTAACTTAATACAAATGAGACGTTGTAAACAGTGTGCTTTCAAACTTTGATAGCGCGGTTGGTGCAAGTGAAGTCGCTATGAACTCTTTTGGTTCTGCCTCAAGAGAAAATGCGGCATATCTTGATTCTATTGAAGGTAAAATGGCTGGGCTTACGGCTCAGTTTGAAGCTTTCTTTACAAAAGGAATTAGTTCAGGTGCTGTGAAAACCATACTTAGTTTTGCTACAGCTATTTTAGAAGTAGCAAATGCTTTGGGCGGTTTACAAACTTTTATACCCGTTTTGGTAACATTTGCGGGAATTTTTATAGGAAATCAATTTCCTAATGCAGTAAACAATTTAAAAAATAGTTTTACCAGTTTAATAGAACCGTTTAAAAACATTCCAGTAGCTATAAAAGCAGCAACTTCTGCATTTAGTTCTTTACGTTCTGTTGGCGAGGGTACGTTTAGTTCTTTAGCAAGTGGAGTAGGTGCTTTCTCAAGGGTTATGGGGGTCGGTGGATTCCTAGGCATTTTAAGCGCTGGTATTAGTATTTTTTCTGCTCTTTCTGCTCATGCTAGTCAAGTTAGAGCTGAGCAGCAACAAAAAGCTGAAGAATTGCGCCAAAAGGAAAGTGAATTAACTACCACTCTTGGAGAACAGTTAGCCCAATATAGAGAACTTGCGGCTCAAAAGAAAAATGCTGAGAGTGATGAAGAAAGAGTTGCTATAAACAAACAGTTGAGTGAATTACAAGGCAAGATTGTAGATTCAATTGGCGATGAAGCAGCTGGTATAGATTTAGTTAATGGGAAGTATGAAGAGCAATCTCAAATTCTTGGTGGAATTTATAGTAAGAGATTAGCAAATAATAGTACATATTTACAAGCTCAAATAGTAGAAGCCGAGAAGGGGTTAAAGGAAACTCAAACTGCGTCTGTGGAAGCAACGGGTTCCGCATTAAGGCAATTTAGACAAGTCTTTGGTGACGAGTGGGGCAAAATGTGGGACAATAACGCCCCTGTTGAAGAACAAATATCTAAACTTTCTATAATGCTCAATAAGCTTAGACAAGCTGAAGGAGCAGGAATGGATGTATCAGATGCACTAGGCGCTGTTTCTACTAAGTTATCAAACCTACAAGAAGCTCAAGATAAAGTAAATACAGCTCAAGACGCTTATATTGAGGCCATTAAAAAAGAGGGTATAGAAGTTCTTACTCAAATGGGCGCAGCTGAAATTAAAAATGCTCAAGACTATGATAATCTTGTAAAAACTATTAATAGTTCTGATTTTTCGATTGGTAACAAGAGCATAGAAGAATCTAGGAAAATTTTATTAAATTTAGCCGAGTCTGAATATGCTCCTAAGTTTAAAGATTCTTTGGCTCAAATGCGTAATGCTTTAAATGCTGAGGGAGACGAAATTGAAGCTGGTGCGCAAGGCATTTCTGATAGAGTGACAGAAGCCTTGAAAATTGAACCTGAAACCGCTCATTTGGCCAATTTGTCAAAAGGCTATGAGCAGTTGATGAAAAATCTTTCAGAGGGAAACCGAGGCGCTCAAACCCAAGAATTAATGAGTATATACTTTGGTGATAATTGGTATGCTGATTTTAATGGGGATTGGGATTTAGCTGAGAAAACCGCGAGAGAAAGATATGAAAGTTTTTATAAATTCATCAAAGATGGAGATTATTCTAAACTAGGTGACCTTATCACGGGTGCTGGGGTAACCCCAGATATTGCTAGTGTTGATAGCGCGGGCAATATTATGATTAAAAATGCCGAAAAATTAGCAGAAGCGTTACACATTCCACGCGAAGCTCTTTCTGCTTTGTTGGAGGCTTACAAACAAACAGGCGGGGTTATAGAATACGATTTTGATTCGTTGATGTCAAAAGCCAGTGAACTTGGTCTAGTTGTAGATGATAATGGCAAAAAGTTATTAATGCTTGGTGCAGATGCTCAAACAGCAATGGGTATGACCGATGTTGAGTTTTATAATTTTATAGAACAAGCTAAAGCGGCTGGTGTTGAAATATTAGATTTACAATCCTCCACTCAGGCTTGGACGGATTTATTAACCCAACAAAAGATTATTAGTGTTGATGCCACTACCGGACAAGCAACGGCTAAGTTATCTGATTTGGTGGCTTTCTTATCAAAGATGGGCTTTACTAGTTCTGAAATTAGTGAGATAATTAAAAAGGTAAATATCAAAACTGATGTAAGCGATGAAAACGGTAATACTCCGTTGGAAAAAATTGATGAGGAAATAGCCAAAGCTAAAGAGAAGTCTGATGTTGAGCTTAAGACTTTATTAAATATCGAAGTCAATGACACCGAAGCTCAACGAAAAATAGACGAATTTGATAGTGATTATAATCGCCTAAACAAACTTCCTAATATTACCAAAACGTTTACTGTTCAAACTAAAGTGACAGGGGTTTTGGCAGGAAGCAAATCTTATGATGAAGTTGTCGCTGCTTATAAAGCTGCCAACAGTTGGACGGGTACTCCTCCGACTGGCGCACCTAAGAATGAGTTATCTTGGTTGGGTGAAAAAGGGCCCGAACTTGTAACAGATAAACATGGTAGGAATGCTTATATTGCGGGTGAGCATGGAGCTGAATTAGGATACCTACACAAGGGTGATGTGGTATATAACGCCCAAGACACTAGAGACATTTTTAATGGGAGAGGGACAATTGACGGTGTTTCGCCTATTGAAAACAACTGGTCTGCCCCGGGTGTAAAGAAAAAGGGTTCTGGCAAAAAATCTTCTAAGAAATCTCGTTCAAAATCTAAATCTAAATCAAGTTCTGCTTCTAAACAAACGTCCGAAGCAGGGAAAGAAGCGTTACAGAGACAAAAAGAAAACTATGATGACGCTTTGGATTATATAAATGATTTAGCTGATAAAGAGATAAAAGCGTTAGAAAAACAAAAGAAGAAAGAGCAAGAGTATTGGGACGCTAAAATAAAAGCGTTACAAAAACAAAATGAAGAGTTAGATAAGCAATTAGAATTAGAAGAAGCATTGGAGAGTCTTGCTAAAGCTGAGAATACACGAGTTAGAATATATCGTGAGGGAAAGGGCTTTGTTTATGAAAGTGACATAGGTGCTGTAAATGAGGCTCAAAAGAACTTAGATGAAGTAAGACGAAAACAAGCTTATGAAAAAGAGTTAGAAGATTTACAAAACCAAAAGCAAGCCTCAGAAGATAAATATGATAAGCAAATACAATATTGGGAAGATTATAAGGATTTGTGGCAAGAGGCCGCCGATTCTTACGAAAACGAACAAAAAAGATTAATTGCTCAACAGATATTTGGTGTCAACGAAGAACAAAAGAATTGGGAAAAGAGACTTGGTAATTTAAAGAGTTTTATTAGTCAATACAATTCAATTCTTCAACAGTTGGATGATAACTATATTTCTCCTGGGAAAAGCAGTGTCGGAGGAAGTTCTTCAACTAAATCTTCTGGAACGTTGAAAAAAGGTAGTAAAGGCGATAATGTAAAAGCTTTACAAAATGCTTTAAACTCTCTGGGTTACGGAAATTTGGCGGTTGATGGCGTTATGGGAACTCAAACCGTAAATGCGCTAAAGAAATTCCAAAAAGATTCTGGTCTATCTGTTGATGGTGTGTTTGGTAGTAAAACTCAAAATGCTCTATCAGCAAAGGGGTTTGCTTCAGGTAGCTCTTGTATTCCTAGAAATATGATAGGAAGAATTAATGAGAGAGGTAGTGAATTATATATTCCTCCTCAGCAGAATATATTGGCACCTTTGAGCAGGGGAGCGGGTATTGTGCCACATACATTGGCTCAAAATTTAATGGAAATCGGTCAATATCATCCATCCCAATGGTTAAGCATGATGGGTGCAAATAATAGTTCTGGAAGCGGAGATACTAATAATCAATTTAATTTTGAAAAGTTGGTACTGCCGAATGTTAAAGACGCGAGTTCTTTTGTAAACACATTAAAGAATAATTTTATGTCAACAGCTATTCAAGTAGGGAGCCTACGTTAAGGCTCTCTGCTTTTTAGCTATAAATGTGAGTGATGAATAAATGGACGAAGAAAAACAGGCAATGGTTGAAATTGTCAAGGCAATAGAATATTTAATTAAAAAGAATGATACAGGAACAAAAATTTATACTGGTTTAATAGAAAGTATAGATTCTAGAGGCTATAAAGTTGTAATGAATGGCAAGAGTTATGTTTTGCCATTGTATGGGGACAAAACATTAACAGTTGGCGCAACAGTTAAGATATGTATTCCTCAAAATAATATGAATCTAGCTTTTATAATGTGAAAGAGCGTGATACCAGATGTGTCAATGTCAATGTGAAAATTTTCTAATGGGTGGAGGGAGTTCTCCACGAATTAGGAATGGTAAAATTTATTGGTACGAAGGGGATACCTTTGTATGGAGCTTAAAATTTACTATAAAACAATGTGATGGCACGGATTATGTTTTGCAATCGACTGACAAAATTATAGTGGATTTTAAAAAGAATTTACATACGGATAAAAGTATTTATACTTTTGTTTTTGAGAATCAAGAATATACTGATAATACAATAAAAATGGAGTTCACACCTGAAATTACAGCGTTATTTCCTTATGGTTTTTACAAAGTGGGGGTTAAAATGGAAAACGATGATATAACCACTTTATTACCCGCTTCTACTATTTGTGTTGAAAATACGGTGAGTGTATGAGTACGGTTGTTGTTTCCAATGGGGGGAACGCAGTCACTAATATTCAATCAAACCAAGGGAATGTAGTCACAGAGGTTCAATCTAGTCAAGGAAATGTTCTTGAGACAAGTGTAATTTCAGATGGTGCAAAAACAACTGATGTAGAAACAATTCAAGGGAATGTAGTGACTGATATTCAAGTAGAATTTAATCGTAGTCAAGTAGTTTATAAAGAAGGCGATTACAACAAGCTTGATAATAAGCCTAGTATTAATGGTCATGAATTGGTTGGAAACAAAACCTCTGGGCAATTAGATTTATTGGGTGAGCTACATTCTTATGTAACTTATTTAGAATTTCCTGTTATTCCCAATAGTGGATGGGAAAAAGATATATTTTTAGACACAACAAACAATAAGATTTATAGATGGGATACAACAGATATGAAATATTTTTGTATAGGCTCCAACTATGATGATATTGAAGTTATAAATGGTGGCAGTGCCACATAATCATAAAGAAAGGGCGAGATAATGTGTCACAAAGACAATTAAATAGTAGAATTATTATTAGAAATGACACAGCTGCTAATTGGTCTAGTTCTAATCCTGTCTTGTTAAAAGGCGAACTGGGCATTGAGACTGATACAGGCGTGGTTAAATATGGTGACGGAGTTGCTACTTGGGACAATGCTCTTACTATTAATGCGTCTAGTGTGGTTGTTAAAACTATTGCACCAACAGCAAGTGACAGTGATTATAAATTAGGCACATTATGGTTGGATACAACAAACAATAAAGCATATTTAATTTATAGCAATATCAGTCAAAATGCAGTGTGGAAACAATTGGTTACTCCCGATGATTTGTCCGACTTAGGAGCGGGGGATATGTTAAAATCTCAATTCGCTAACAATCCTAAAGCTGACCAAGGATACGTTAATGCTGCTATTAAAGCGGATAGCGCAGATGCAATTAAAAACAGCACTCCTTCTGCTTCGGGGAATCTGACGGTTAATGATGAAGCGACAGGCGCTGATGTAACGGGCAATAATGCTTTATGGACAGCAAACAAAATTAAAACTGAATTAGATGAGAAACAAGAAACCATTAATTTAACCCCTGACAGAGCCGTTGTTTCTGGAGCTTCTGGTGCTTTAGAGGCAAGTGCTGTTACCAAAACGGAGTTAGGATATTTGTCTGGGGTAACAAGCGGTATTCAGGAACAGATTAACAACATTCCTAAATATAATTATTTAACTGGTGTGTCTACTTCTGTGGCAGATGGCGCAAACCAATCAACCATTGACACAGCTGCTATTGCTGCTATTACAGCACAACACACTTCTCCGACTAAATGGGACGCATGTGATGTTCAGATTACTTTTACTCCGTCTGACGTAGTAAAAGACGCTATTTATTATTATAATGGCAGTGCTTGGGTGTTTTTGTATTATTCTACAACGGGTGTCCAGGTTGCTAATGGTGATACAGCGGGTATTGTAGAGAGTTCTGATGACATTAATTTTGTTAGTGGGAAGGGTACAATTTCTGCTTCTTTTGTTAAAAACACACAGATTGCTACAACAACTAAAGTGGGTGTGGTAAAAGCCTCTACGGGTGGAAACAATGTAAATGTAGACGCAGAAGGTGTAATGACAGTTGGAGCTGATGTTTTACTTTCAACTGATACATATATTATAAACGGTGGCGGTGCTACCGTCTAAGGTGTGATTAGTGTGGCACAAAGAGAAATAAAAGGGAAAATTATTTTAAGGAACGATGGTTCTTCTGCGTGGGGAACAGCCAATCCAGTTCTTGCAAAAGGTGAAATTGGAATTGATACATCGGGAACACTTTATAAAGTAAAAATAGGGAATGGCACTTCTGATTGGAGTGCCTTACCTTATTTTGAAATAGAACAAGAAGATGTAAGGGGATTAACCACTGCTTTAGCTGATATTGATGATGGAATTGCAGGGGCAAATTTAAAAACAGATACGGTAGCAGAAGAATTGCAGAATCAAATTACAGAATTACAAAATCAAATAGAACAACTACAGGCAACAGCGGGTAGATTTACATATGTACAAATCTGAAAGGAAGTGATGAAATGGCATTGGTTAAGCCTGTTTTAAATACTGTTAATGCGTTTGACGCTACTCAACAACAGATATTTACTTTTAATTATAATGGCTCTCAGCAAATTGTAAAAAATACTTTAACAATAAGAGAAAATACAAAAAACCAAGTTGTTTATTCACAAAGTCAAGAAGGGTTAAAGTACGAACACATTTTACCTGCAAACACTTTAACAAACGGTGTTTATTATAATGCTTTTTTAATTGTATCTGATTCTACGGGCGCAGACAGCCCCGCAAGTTCTCCAATACAATTTTATTGTTATGCGCAACCTGTTTTCACATTAACTAATATGCCAATAGGCAGTGTAATTGAAAATGCTACATATAATTTTACGTTTCAATATACACAAGCGCAAGGTCAAGCCTTAAATACTTATGTAGTAAATTTATATGACACGAATAAAAGATTAATATCTACAAGTGGAGAGCTTTATGCCAATAGTACGGAAGTTCCTTTGGATTTGTCATATACTATTTCTGGATTTGATAATGCTACTATATATTACATAGAAATTACTGGTGTAACTGTTAATAATTTAGCAACCACAACTGGTTTAATTGAGTTTACTGTTCGTTATACTAAACCAACGATGTTTACTTTGTTGGAAATAACGAATATGTGTGACGAAGGATATGTAAATATTACTTCTAATTTGATTAGTATTGATGGGGAAACTAATGCAGACCCACCAAAATATAACGGTAACGAGGAAATAGATTTAACAGGTAATGGAATTTGGGTTAAATGGATAGATGGGTTTGAAATCAATGGTGGGTTTACTACTATGGTCACAGGGCGTAAATTTAATCCTTATACTAATATTATTACCTATTCTAATGCTAATGGGAATAAAATTGAATTGTTTTATCAAAAAGGTTATGATGAAACTGGTATTTATAAAGATTATGTAGCTGCTAAAGTAACTCCTTTAAACGGAATGTCTTACTATATTCACAGTAATTATATTGATGAAGTAAGTGGGCAAGATTATATTTTTATTTGGTTTAGACGGATACAAAATCTTTATGAACTACAGATAGAGAATTTAGGCGCAATTTATAACAGAATAACATATTATATGGATTCTATAAATCCTGATGTGTATTTTACTGATGCCGATGATTCTTTCTATGTTGAATAAAAAAGTTGGTGATATTTATGGCAGGTGAACAAACCAAGTTATTATCTTCGGTTGATACAATAGATTCAATGGACACTTCTGATGGTTTTATTATAAACAATAATCAGAATATTAAGCAAATTGATTTACAAAACATTCAAGCATTGTGGAAAGCAGATATTCAGTCAGCCGTTCAAAATATAGTGTCTAATATTACTGAAACAATGTTTCCCGTTGGCTCAGTAATTGTATTAGATTCTTCTAGTGCAAATCCTAATAATTATTTAAGTGGAAGTTGGCAACAAATTGCTCCTGGTAATTTCTTAGTTGGTGTTAATACCAATGATACAGATTTTTCTACAACAGGGAAAACTGGAGGCGAAAAGAGGGTTACTCTTACAACAGCACAAATGCCGTCTCATACACATGGTTTTAATGGTGTAAACTCTGGGTCTAAATTAACCAAGAAAACAGGCGCTTATCCCATTAGAATTTATCAGGACTATATTGCTAACTGGTGGGGGCCTGGTTCTACTAGCGGTATTTCTAGTGTTGGTAATGGACAGTCTCATAATAATGTTCCACCTTATTATTGTGTATATTTTTGGAAAAGAGTGTCTTAAATGTTTGAATTTTTAGGGTATAACTTTGCTTTAGATAAAAACAGTTTAGACCCAACACCGTCCTCGGTGGAAAACATCACTAATATTCAGATTCAAAATGGTGTTTACGATGAAATGCTTATTACAAAAGACACGAATTTTCCGTATACAACCACTTTTCCTGAGTGGGATTACAACACTATTTTTGACGCTAAGTTTGAGGGCGATTTATCAGCTGGCAACATTGGTTTCTTATCCACTCAAATTTCTGAAATCAGGGTCAAAAGACGTGTTAAGGGAACATTTGATTGGCTTACAATCGGCTCTTATGAAGTAACAAGTTTTTCTGATATTACAAAATTGGTATTCAACGATTATTTCAATGAAAATAATGTAACATATGAATATGCTTTTGTTCCCGTGGTTAATGGTATTGAGGGTCAATATATTATTAATGAAGTATTTAGTAAATTTGATGGGATTTTTATTGCAGATATAGATTCCATATATAAATTTTATTCTGGGGTTAGTTATGGCTCTTCTACTAGAGTTCAAAAAGTTGGTGTATTTGAGCCCATTGGTAAGAAATATCCTATTGTTGTGTCCAATTCTTTATTGAATTATGAAACAGGTAGTGTTTCTGGTAATATTCTACCTAAAGATTATTTGAAAAATAGAATTTTAGATAGATATGAAATGGCAGAAGAACGTAAAGCAGTAGAGGATTTCTTAACCACAAAATCTGCAAAAATTTTAAAAGATTGGAATGGAAATATATGGTGTGTCTTTGTCACAGATTCACCAACAATAAATTATGATTCCAATTATGGTATGGGCTTGACTTCTGTTGATTTCTCATGGACTGAAGTGGGTGATTTAAGCAAACAAGAAGATTGGGATGCTAACGCTTTGGTGAAAGAGGGGTGAGCGCATGGCAAATATTACTGGAGCAATGTATAACGATGCTAAAAAAAACATCCGTGATTTAAGAGTTAAAATAAATGTTTTGAATTTTAATATGCAAACAGTTGATGAAATTACAGGCGTGGTGTTAGACGGCAATATTAATGTTGATGCAACAGCAGATATAAGAAGAACGTGCAGTTTATCTCTCGTTGTAAAAGATAGTACATTGGAATTGCAACCAGGAGGAAGAATTTGGGTAGATAAATATTTTCAAGTATTGATTGATTACCTAAATAAGGGCGATTGGATAAATATGGGTATCTATTTGGTGGACGCGCCTTCATGGAGCTATGACCCAGGGAATTCAACATTGTCTTTACAGGGTCTTGATTTAATGTCTAAACTCACAGGGCAAAGAAATGGATACTTAGAAGGAATACCCACCATTATTCCCCAAGATAGCAGTATTCGTGATTCAATGATAAGTACATTGGTTGATTTGGGTGGTTTTAATAATTATGTTATTGAAGATAATCCGCAACCAGTACCCTATGAAATAAAAATTGACCGAGGTGGAACTGTCTATGATGTTTTATCAGAGTTGAGAGATATTACACCCAACTATGAGATATTTTTTGATGTGGACGGTGTTTTTCATTATCAAAAAATTCCCAGTGGACAAAATGAGGCTTCTTATATTCAAGACGATATGTGGAAACAAATTGTATTATCTGAATCTACCAGTGTTGATTTTAGTGAAGTTAAGAATGTAATTGAAGTATACGGAATGTCTCATGACCCATCTCATTATGGTGAAGCCACTGTAGATGGAAATACATATAAAGTCACAATGGCTGGTGTAGATTCATTAACAAAAGGATTGATTTATGGATTTAAGGCACCTTCTATTGTAGAAAATCCAACACTAAAGATAAATTCTTTACCAGCTTATCCGCTAGTTAATGAGGATGGTACAAATGCTGTTATTCCTCAAGCCAATAAATTTTATGTGGTTCAATACAAGGGTGGGGAAAATTTTCTGTTTCTAGGGTATCAACAACCTTATGCAATAGCAAAGGACGAAAACCCTGATTCACCTTTTTATATAAATACCATAGGTGAAATTCGTCAGGTATTTTACGGGGATGAATATGAAAACATTTGGAGCAATGATTTGGCGCAACAAAGAGCGAATTATGAGCTTTGGCTTCACACTCGGCTAAATGATAGCATTTCTTTGTCTGTTGTTCCTCTATATTGGTTAGATGTAAATATTTTAGTAGATTATACAAGAGTTAATACTACAGAAACAAATCAATATATTATAAAAAGTATAGATACTAGTTTGTCTCCAGATGGAACACAAACAATTAATATGGTTCGGTATTATCCTTTGTATCCTGATATTTAAGGACGGTGAAAAAATGAGTGTTACATATAAAGATTTAGGGTTCACTAGTTTCCCTGATTCTATTCAAACGTTCACTACTATGCAAGATGTAGATAGTAGTGATGGAGCGTTAATCAAACAATATCAAACCGCTATAGAGAGTGGCGACCTTGCGACAGCGCAAACAATTTATCAACAAATTCCTAATGCTGATAATAAAATTATTAATAGTATAAAAATAAACGCTTTACAAGACACAGCAATGGCTTTAGAGCGTTTTTTCAAGAATGATTTAACAACATATATCACTCAAAAACAACAGGAATGGTTAAGTATCATTAATCAGTTTGGTTTAGTTGGGGAATATAGTAATACAGTGTCTTACAAGCAACACAATTTAGTCTATTTTCCTAATGAAAATTCTAATGTTGTCTATATTGCTTTAAGTGACGTTCCCGTTGGTGTTACCCCGTTAAATCCTTCTTATTGGAGACAGCTAACCATCCAAGGTGAAAAAGGTGAAAAAGGTGACGGGATTAGCTATTTAGGTGATTGGATTTCAACGGAAAACTATGAAACAAATGTTTTGGTAACTTATCAAAACGGTTTGTATCTATCTTTACAAACACCCAACACAGGAAATATTCCTCCTGATTCTTTAGCTTATTGGGAATTAATAGGAAACCTAACCGTTGCTACTTATTCTGTTGTGCCCATTAATGAACCACCTAGTTCTTTGGAAGAAGGAGAGCTATGGTTTGGGATAGTGGAGTGATATTATGGCAGAAAAAACAAATCCAAACACTGATGTGAAATTTCGTCTTAAAGAAGATATACATTTAGGCGATAAAAATAAGTGGAACACCTTTCAGCAATATTATACACAAGGAAATTACAATGATGCAATTAATTTTGTAAATAATAATTTATCCACATTAAAAAACAAAGTTGCCAATGCAAATTTGGTAAACAACTTAAACGATGCGTTTACTGTATTACAAAACTATTATTACATAAACGTAGAAGATAAGTTAAAAGAATTGCAAGAAAATTATGACTATAATATACAAAATTTTGTATCAAAAGGTATTTTTACCGTAGGGGAGACTTATTATCCATTAAATTTTACAATGGATAACAGTGGCGATTTATATGTGTGTATAAAGGAAAATGCAGCGGTAGAAAACGGCCTAACTAATACGGAAAATTGGTTGTATATTGGATTAAAGGGAGAAAAAGGATATTTGGGTTTTGATTGCACCTATAAAGGTGTTTATGATGAAACTGTTACATATAATAAGAATGATTTGTGTATAGAAGGAGATTATTTATATTATTCTAAACAGGACAATAATACAGGTAATGTGCCTTCAACAAATTCACAATATTGGGGTGTATTCTTTGATTTTATAACCTCTGTGATAGATTTATACACGCAAACACCTTCTTCTCCTTACGAAGGACAAGTTTATTTATTACAATTATAAAGAGGTGGATTTTTTGCAAATCAATGTTCAACCTTTTGTTCATCAAAATGGACAAAATAATGAATTAATTTTTAAAACCAATTCTAACATGGTTATTATGGGTGATGGAACCACCACTTTACAAGAAGAAATTACTAGGTTAGAAGAAGGTAGTAGTAATGACAATCTGCTTATCAATTCAAATTTCTTGAATCCAATTTATCAATATGGGACGGGAGATTTGGCAAATTTAAGTGGTTCTACATCTGGAACAACAGATTCTACTTATTGGTTGGATAGATGGTATCCTGTTGAAGGAACAACAACAAGCAATGTAACTCGCTATGATATTGGACGAGGAATTAGAATAGAGAGCGGATTATGTCAAGCCATCTATGGATTATCTGATTATTTAGGTAAGTTCTTTACGCTTTCTGTGGGTTATGAAGATGGTACAACGGATTATGTCACGGGGACTCTTAACACTGGTGAAGCTAATGCAGTAACAAATGATAATTTATCTTTTTATTTATTGCCGAATGACAATGTAGTTATTGTTAAAATTATTTCAAAATATGCTACTCCTGCAACAGGGGAAACGCCAGCAGATAGTTATGTAGCTATTCAATGGGCTAAATTTGAGTTTGGTAAATATTTAACTAAATATCAGTTGCCTAATTATAGTGAAGAACTATTGAAATGTCAACGTTATTATATACGTTATGGCTATAAGCCTGATTCCGCTAGTTCTCCCAATGATAAGTTGCCTTTCTCAATTGGTGTAGCTACGTCTAGAACTTCGGCTGCAATTGCTTTTTGGTTGCCTACGACAATGAGAGTTTCAGTGCCTACTTTGGTTCAACACGGAACTTTTCAGGTGCAGTATCCTGGCACAAATGAAATGTTAGACGCACAAGTCACAACATTAGAAATGAGTTATAATAGTGGAAATGAATACTCTATAAGGGCTGTGTTCCCTGCTGGTGGAACAGCATTAACATATGGTCAAGCTATTATTTTCTATTCTTATGTAGCGGGTGCTTATATGGCTTTTGACGCTGAATATCATCCTAGTTGGCAAACAGTGGGTTAAAGGTGCAAATCATGGCGATAAATTATAGAGTAAAAGAAAATGGTGAAACAGTTCATTTTGAAACGGAAGCCAGTGTTACTCTTACTTCTGATGGTTCTAATGTTCAAACAGAATTAGAAAACATTCAAACTTCGTTAAAAAAGATACCTTCACCTAATTTGTTAATTAATACTGATTTTACTAATCCAGTTAATCAAAGAAGAGCCACTACTCTTACAGTGGATAAATATTTTATTGATAGATGGTACAAAATAAGCGGTACTTTAACTGACTTAACCATTTCTTCTACATATGGATTAAATATTAAATTTCTATCTATGGGGCAATATATAGAATTCCCTAATTCAGTGGGCAAAACTATTTCTGCTTCGGCAAAGTTTTGCGATGGCGAGGGTAAAGAATTAGTGGTTACTTTAACTGATACTATGACCTCAAGTGGAATTAGTAATGGTTGTTTTGCACTGAATCCAGATTACAATGGTGTAACTGGAACGCTTCATTTTTTAATTAAAAACTTTTCTCCACCTGCTGCGTGGGGTTTTGGCAATGGGTTGTATCTTTTATGGGCTAAAGTAGAAGTAAGTGATGTACCAACTGCTTATTCTTATCCACTATATGCTGACGAACTATTGCGTTGTCAAAGATATTATTTAAGATATTCTTCTGATAATGGTGCTGTTTTATATCCAAGCATGAGTTATTATCAAACAGAAATCGGGGTTCCTATTTATCCACCTGTGGAAATGAGGATTCTTCCAACCGTTACCTATAGCGGGAGTCCTTGGTTTGCTAATCAAAACAGCAATGGTGGGACGGGATATACAGTAAGCAGTTTTTCAACAAACAAACAAGTTCCTGGACAATTCACTCTTAATGCTAAGGTAAACAAAGCTGTAACAGGATACGCTCAATGGAACTTAATTATTTCTGGTAACCAATACATGGATTTTGACGCAGAATATTATGCTTAAGAAAAGAAGGAAATTAAATGAAAAAAGTACATAAAATTTATGCAAGAGCTGATGAACAGAATCGAATTATTAAATTCTTTTCTACAGTGTTTGAAAAACCATTAGACACAGATATTTTTGTAGAAGAAGGTAATGAAGAGTATCATGTTCATGTTCAATTAAAGTATAGCGCTCTTACAATGTTAAATCAATATAAATATAAACTAGTAGATGGGGCAATTGTGGAAAGAACCGAAGAAGAATTGGCTCAGGAACTACAAGAAGAACAAAACAACAATCCTCCAAGTTTAGAACAAAGAATGAGTGACATTGAGGAAGCTATGGCACTCATGGCTTATGGAGAGTGAAATAAATGAGAATTGAAGAATTAAAAAATGTTTTATTGAGGATAACGGCTCGAGCTATTTTGAAAAGAATGGGAACTGAGGGTTTAACATTTGATGAGGCTGTTAAATTATATCCAAAATTGACAAAAGCACAAATCAATCAATTAAAGAAATGCGAAGAGTTCAAATAATATTCCTCAAAAACAATAGAGAAAGGGAGAATATAAATGGCAAGAAAAACTTTAAAACTTACTACCCCTCTAATGAGTGGGTCTGATGTAACAGATTTTCAAAAGTTGGTTACAAGTAAAGGATTTAGTTGTGGTGCTATTGATGGAAAATACGGGAAAAAATCTGTGAGCGCATGCAAGAAATTTCAAGCGTCTGTTGGGTTAAGTGCAGACGGCATTTGTGGGATTAAGACATGGGGAAAGTTGGAAACTAAAACAAGGCGCACTCTAAAACTTACTTCTCCGATGATGAAAGGCGAGGACGTTAAAGAATTTCAAACCAAAGTAACTAAGCACGGATTTAGTTGCGGGACAATTGACTCCGTTTATGGACAAAAAGCAAAAGCAGCTTGTGTTGCTTTTCAAAAAGCAAAAGGATTGTCCGCTGATGGTATTTGTGGGTCTAAGACTTGGGCTGCATTAGATAGAGTTGTTTCTCCTGCAAAACCATCTACACCTAGTTCTGGCGGTTCTACAAAAACTACTGAAATGTCTTTGCGTCAAAAGGTGGTTAATGAAGCTAAGAAATATTTAGGGTGCAAAGAATCCGATGGTAGTCATAAAGTAATTATTGATGGATATAATGCGCATAAACCTTTGGCACGCAACTATAGAATGAAATATACGGGTTCTTGGTGCGCTACTTTTGTTTCTTTTGTAGCTATTCAATGTGGTTTAACGGACATTATGCCAACAGAATGTAGTTGCGGTAAAATGATTGAGCTATACAAAAAGATTGGTCGCTGGCAAGAAAATGACGCTTATGTGCCTCAGATTGGCGATATTATCATGTATGATTGGGACGATAATGGGAAAGGTGATGATACTGGGTGGCCTGAACACGTTGGTATCGTTGTTGAAGTGTCTGGAAACAATATGAAAATTATTGAAGGAAATAAATCTGATGCGGTAGGTTATCGAAATGTGGAAATTAATGGTCGTTTTATTCGTGGTTTCTGTTTGCCTAACTATGCGAGCAAAGTCAAATAAATAAAAATAAGGTAGATTGAGTTTATCTCTTTCTACCTTATTTTTTTGGTTATTCTTCATCATCGTCTTCTTCGGGCTTTTCATCTTCGATACCGAAGAAAGTACCCAATACATCATCAATCATAACTGCGTCAATAGGGCGCAAAATACTCATTCCTCATCCTCCTCTTCTATTAATGTAAATAAAGATAACTTTTTTCCACATTTTATCAAACTCTTCGTCTATTACTTTGTTTACAGTTGAAGCTTCTCTATTACCGTATTTTGATTCAGCTATATCAGAAACAAGTTTAGCTTTTACAAAAGGGTGTAAATATTTACGAGAAATTAACCTAGGTTCACTTTCCCATGGTGTAGTGTCCATTACTTCATCTAACTCGCAATCCGTGATTTTCCCAGACCAATATCTATTATTAGAATACTGTGATTTGTTCCCTAACATGTTGTTATTTACAATAGGAATAATATCAAGTTCAGGATTCTCTTGAATTAGATTTACCATGCGCTGAATTATTGGGTCTTTATTCATTTCTACTCCTTTATTTAAATAAAATATTTTTCCCAAGCAGATGCAGGACAGTCTTTATAATTTATATCTATATCATCATCCCATTCTATTTTACCACCTTTTTCTTCTTTTGAAAAATGACATATAGTGCTGGTACTAATTCCGTTCAAAGCTTTATCTTCAATTAATCTCTCAATTTCTTTTATGCTTAGATTATCTTCTAAATCGCATATATAAATAGTCATTTTATAAAATTGAGCCATTTTTACACTCCAGTGCTTCCAAACCCGCCTTCTCCACGCTTTGTTGAATCTAAAGAATCTACTTCTTCAAAGGCAATAGGTAGATAAGGCATTATAATAAGTTGTGCGATTCTTTCATCAGGTTCAATAATTTGAGTTTCGTTCCCATGGTTGTGTAGCGGAACCAAGATTTCTCCTCGATAATCGCTATCAATGATTCCAACACAATTAATTGGTGCAAGATTACGTTTTGTTGCAATTCCGCTCCGAGCTACAAGGGCACCAAAATATCCTTTGGGGATACTCATGGCAATTCCAGTAGGAATTTTAATAGTTTCATGAGGTCTAATCATTATTGACTTGGGAACGTTTGCATACATATCTACACCTGCTGAAAACTGTGTAGTTAATAAGGGAATTTTAGCAGTGTTAGACATTTTTTTAACTTGTACGATAGTTTGTTCCATTAAAAACATCACCTCTATTTGGGTATTTTTTCTATGTTTAATATAACACTTTTTTATATAGTTGTCAACAAAAAATGAGACTCTCTTGATATTTTTTAGAGAGTCTCATCAAACAAAGAAAGGAGGTAACAACGTAAGGCTTCCCAACACCTTACATGTTTATATTAACATTCTTTAATAATAATGTCAATACTTTTTTGAAAATTATTTGTTTGTTTTATAGTACAAACCGCACTCGCAATATCCTTCTTCTGTGCTGTCAACAAACTCTTTGCACATACATTTGGTTTCGGGAGTCTTTTTAATCTTGCATGGGCAATAATTGTTGTTGTTTTTGAGTTCTTTCTTAAACTGTTTTACAAAGTCTACATCAGGGTTTACTAAAATTGTCATAGTATATTTTTATTATCCTTTCTGATTTTGTTGTTGATATTTTCAAGATATATATGATTTTTGTCTAAGGTAATGTGATAAGTTTTACCAGGTTTGTTATAATATCCTATGCGCAAATAATCTAAATTTTTTGCAATCGTTTCAAATCGCTTCACTTCACGCTCTTTGTCACTATGGTAAGAACTGTAGAGGAAGGTTTTGTAGTTTAATTTTTTGCAATAAGATAAAATCTTTTTAAGCTCATCTAGGTTTATTTCTTCACAGAAAAAATCATCATAAACCTCCCAGAAACAAACACAGGTTATATCAGTGAATTTTGGGAGAATCTTAGAAATGTCTTTTGCCAACTTTTTGTCATAAGAAGATACTTTTTCTTGACAAGTATTGATAACAAGAGTTTTTTCTTTTGGGAGTATGTTATCTATATAATAATTAGCGTATGTAAGCATTATATAATAGCCTCCGATTTTTTAGTGAATAAAGAAGTTATATCATTTAATACACGTTTGTTATTTTCTTGATGTTCGATTTTATAAAAGATTTGGTTTGTATTGTTTGAGACTAATCCACCTAATTTTTTATTATATTCACCTATTTTAAGATAATCTAGGTAAGGAATCATCGGCAAAAAATATTTCAATTCTTCTGATTCATGTCCTCGCCCTTTGCCGTAACCAGAATATAAGCAAGTGGCTAAATTATAAGCTTTACAAACTTTAAGGCATTCCAGGAGTTCATCTTTATTTTGGTCACCGCCAAAAAAACAAACACAAGTTATTAAATTTTCATATTTTTTGATAATAGATTCAATGTTTTCTAACAAAGGTGTTCCTATATCTTCCCAAAGAAAGGGAGAATGGCAGCCCTCGCATTTGTAAGGGCAACCACTAATATTAAATCCCAAAGTTATTTCATTGGGTACTTCTTGGAAAATAACTGAATAAGACTCATACTTTAACTTTGTCATAATATCTTTGTTTTTCTTCCTTTTGTCTTGCTTCTGAGAAACTAGATACTCGCTTCATGTAACCAATTACTCTTGTTATATAATCTAAGTTCTCACTTCCGCATTTAGGACATTTGGTTAGTTTATGTTTAGAAATATATCCACAGTCATTACAGGCTGTATTTGGGATATTAAATGTGAAATAACTGCAACCAGTTTTAATAGCTACTTCAAGCATTTTTAAGTATTGTTCTTTAGATAAATGTTCTTCTAAGTTAGCATGGAGGGCTGAACCCGCTTTATCCGTTGTTTCCAAACGGCGCTGACTATATTTTAACTGCTTTGCGCAGCAACACCCATTTCGCGTTGTGTATCAATAACAACCCTACTCTCCCGATACGGAGATAGTCGATACAGGATTGGATTTTAACTGTATAGTAAAAATCTTTCCCACGGTATTAGCATATCAATAAGACTTAGCCTTCACCGTTAGCATATTTTGTATACCCCACTGATTAGTGGAAAAGGTGTAACAGGCAGTTTTGTCTACCATCTAAATATTTGGTTAATTTATCTCCATGTAGAATAAACTTATCTAAAAGGTTAGTATTTTCATCTTCTACAATATAAAAATAACTATTGTAGCAATCTCTGGGAACATAATATCCATCTTCTTTATCCCATTTTGCATTTTTAACACCGAGATTTTCTGCTGGCACGAACTCTGTGTTAAACATAATCTCTGATGTTTTATCTTTTTTGTTTTCTTCGTAAATTGGTTTTAGAATGGCTTCACCATAGGCAAAATATTCCTCATTGGGTGAAATCTCAATGCCTAAGAACTCTGCCCCTTCAAGAAAACCGTTAATCGTTTAACCTATTATTTCTAATAGAACTGACTATTTCTTAATTACTATCCCTTGATAGTACCACTGCCATTTCAAAAGACGTATCAATAGTCTTTTTACTCCTCTATGCGAGGATAGTCGATACAGGTTAAAGTTTCCGCAATGGATAATTTAATGATTCTTTACGATATTTTTTTATTGAGCCGATATTTAAATTTGTAACTGTTGTCAATGCGATTTCGTATTCCGCAGCAATGGAACGCATTGAAATATTGGTATTTTTTAATTTCTCCTCTATTTCATAAACCTCACTAGGAGATAGAGCGGTTCTTCCACCATTATAGCATTGATAATTATATCTTAAAGGATAAGACAGTTTATTATCTCTATAATAGCGCCCCTTATTAATAGCACTCACCGAGGAAACAGAAACATTAAATTTTCTGGCTATGTCTTTTTGTGGAATATCTGTGTTTTTAAGCAAGTTTCTTATTTCCTCAGCATGTTTATATAACGGATTGTATACTTTACCCTTTCTAATAGGATATGTTTGCCAATCAACCTTGTGAGCGCGTCCTTGGTTAATTTCACTCAGTTGACTCATGTCAATTTCATACTCTCTAGCGATTTGAGCCATGCTTTTATCTTGTTCATATTTCAATGAATAAAATAGTCTTTTTAATAAATCTTTAGAATAATTTTTTCTTCTGAGCGGATATTCTTCTTTGTTGTCTCTATAATGTTTTCCAACATTTATTCCAGAGATAACATTGGTAGAAACACCATATTCTTTAGCTATTAATTCAAAAGAAATATCTGTTGTTTTTATTTTTCTTCTAATTTCTTTAAGAATAAGAGGGTTTTTAAATTTACTACCTATGTAATATCCCGATGAATCTTTTGCACCTTTACCACCTATTGTTACATTATAGCCATTGGGATAAAGAGCGTTTTTCTTTTTTATCCAATACATTTCTTTAATGTCTGCTTCATCTTTAGAAAGATTTTTTTCTAAAATTGTGTATCTAAAGTGATTTATTCCGTATTTACTCATTGCTTTATTGATTAATTGTGTAGGTTTCCTTCTTGTCGCTGAAACATGTTGCTCCCACCTATGTTTTGAATTATTTGTCTGTCCTATATAAACCATATTATTAATATCGTTTTGAATCATATAAATTTCCATACAAAAACTTCCTTCCCACGAGATTGCCTTTTACCTTATAGTAGTCAGGTTTCCTCGTTAGCACTCCTTAGTACCCCAGCGATAACTGGAAAAGCAATGTAAGGCATTAAATTACATACCTAAACTTAAATATTGTTTTTCTAAAGCAATATATCCTGCGTCATAAACAGGAAGCATTTTTGCTTTGAAGTTGTCTTTCATGATTTCATTAAAAGCTGTTAAGTAACAATGTACTTTATGAGTTTGTTCTCTGACAGCTTTAGAAATATCTTTTAATGTTGCGTGAGGATTCTTTTTATAAACATTTTGCACCAATCTATTAATGTTAATAGTAATAACACCCTTGGAACCTGTAGACACACCTCCTGCACCCAATGTAAATGAGAACGTGTTTTCTTGAATTTCATTCCTGAGTCTACAGCACGATGCCAACGAGTCAACACTATTGCTTCTATAACAGAAGAATGAATGTCCCTCTGCCCACATTTGTGCTGTAAAATCTTTCCATTCTTTATCCACATAATCTGTTCCATTATCCAATAGATTAACAGTTTCAACAGGGAAAGATAAGAACGATGTAGCTGTTTTTAATCTTTCTGCATTGAACCATTTCATAAAGTCTTTTTGGAGCCAATTCACACTGTCCCAACAAGGCTCAGAACCATCGGGGAAAACAAAATCTTCAAACATGCCGTTAAAATAAGGTTGGTCGAAATAAGCAATATTCCAAAATACGCTTTGAAAATTCCTCGCGGCAGCTGGTTGATTTAACGAGTAAACAACCTGGCTAAACTTGTCATGGATAACGGAATGAATGGTTCTTTTTCTACCAATAGCCGATACTATAGAATCAGGTTTTAGATAATAATCATTTCCATATTCTTTCCTAATGAAATAATCCATATACATTAGAAATTCTGGTGTGCTTACGGCTCCCGCAAATTGAGAGGCAATGGCAAATACTAGATTGACAAAACTCCCGCAGAAAGAGTCTAAATTATTGGGTGCCATAGATAAACCACCGATGTTGGTCAGCCCATCGAATAAGAAAGGATACATTGTAATGCTAACGCAGTACGGCATAATACTTGTTTCATCATGTTTATAAATTTCATGAGCCTCAAGTTGATGAATGTATTCTTTTGCGGTTTCTTCGCCATACAGTTCTGTAAGTTTTTCAATCATTAGAGTTCGATTTGTTCCAATAATTTCTTTTTTGTTTAGTTCTCCTTGTAAAGTGGTAATGTTTTTATTCTCTACATTTGCGTTAGAGTCTACTTCACTACCACTAGCTGCATTGGAAGCTTTACGATAAGAATCAATAAACTTTACATAAGGGTTATATTGTTCTTGATATTTTTCCAACAACTTTGACAATTTATATCCTCCCTAATATTAAATGAATTTTTTAAATGCCTCTGCATAACTCAAGAAATTTTCTCCTATACGAAGAACCGGCAAAGAATATATCTTTCTTTTTTCTAGTTCTGTCATATCATCACATTTTTCAAACTTGACCCCCTTTTCAATTAATTTGCGTTCCAAAATTTTACATTTGGGACAGGTCTTACTGCTGTACAAAATAACTTTTTCTTCCATTTTTTTCCTCCTTATTCAAAAATCATAATAAAAATATAGCACAACACTAGAGCTGCTACTATAATAGCAAAAATCATTAAAAGTGTTAAGATTTTCTTTTGCAATTCAATATTTTCATCAGGGTGCCAATACCAAAAATAGAAAGTGATACATAAGCATATAAGAACCAATGTGGATACTATATTTAGTAGGGTAATTAATATATTCGACATAGATATAGTGTTCTCCTTTTAATTAGTGAGTAGTTCGTATAAAAAAGTTTCTCTGCCTTCCGTGGCTTCAATTTGAATTCCTTTATTAATTGTGGCAACATCTCCTATCTCTATAAGCAGTTCTTTTGCTCTTGTGTTTGCTACATAGAGCAAATTTTTTGTCAACATTTTAGAATGTTGAGGATGAACAATATTAATTACTACTGGAAATTCTGAACCTTGTGATTTATGAGTAGAAATAGCATATCCCAACAACAAATGCGCAAGGTCGTGGAAAGTAAAGACTACCGTGTTTTCGCTAAAATCAATAATTAAACACTTATTTTCTAAATCCACCTTCTTTACTATACCAATATCTCCATTAACAACCGTTGTGTTACCTTCTTTTAATCCAATATCATAAAATTCAGAAGGCGTAACAGCGTGATAAATGTTTTTTGTGTTAATTACTCTATCCCCTTTTCTATAATGAACTTTAGTAGCCCCGTGAGAGGTTTGCACACTTTTTATAATTTCTTCTTCTCCAATTAATGGATTATAGGTATCTTGAATTTTGTTGTTGATAGAGTATGTACCAAAGTCACCAATATTGAATGGGGACAATATAATAATATCACTCTGTTTGTATTTTTGCAATACATTTTTATATTGCTCCATAATTTGTTCCAATGGGTCTTTATCTATTTTTATAAAAACATATTCTTTACTATCTTTGTGCCCATCAAAAATACATCCTGTTTCGTTTAGATATGGTTTTTTGTTTCTTATATCTGTTGCAACAGTCAATAAAGCATTATCACCGTATCTAAAAATTTTAGTTAGTTTGATTGTGGGTATAATATTCGCTTTAAGAATGTCTTTTATAACGCTTCCACAAGAAATTGAGGGTAACTGCTCATCATCACATACCAACAAGATTTTAGTTTCCGGGGAAACATTTTTTAATAATTGAGCAAACAATTTAACTCCAACAAAAGAAAACTCATCTACAATTAAAACGTCTTGCGTTATATAAGTTTGAAGAGCCAATTCTTTATGAATTGTTTGTACAAAACGTTCTGTCACATCGGCCAATCTTTTTGCCGAAATCCCTGTGGGTGCTAGTAGCTCATAAGTTAATGATTCTTTATCTAGCATATTGATTAAAGCTTTAACCGAAGATGTTTTACCCGAACCAGCGGGGCCACATAAAACAACAATATTTTTTTCATTAATGGCTTTTAAAACATTTGCTTGCTCATCACTTAAAAAACCTTTGTATTTTTCCCATTTAATATTAAGGTTTTTATGGTCTTTTAAGCGTCTAAGCAGTTCATTGGATATATTTACCTCTGCTTCATAAGTGTCCATTTTAGCCATGAATTTTGTATTGTTATCATAGAAAATTAAAGAACTGTTTTCCGCTGTTTCTTTCATCATAGGAACGCATTCAGGAACAATGTCTTTAGCTACATAAGCAGCAACATTGGCATTGACTTTGGTATTTCCTTCGTTTTCATTCATTCCCAATACATACAACAATAAATATTCAGTTTGTAATTTACTTCCCAAGAGTTCTGGTTTGTTTTCAATAATAACACTATTTGCTTTAAGAAAGCTTTTCTCTAACACATTGATTAATATATAATATGGATTTTCATCTAGTTCGTTTTTAATTTTATCCAAAGAATAATATCTCTTAAATAGTTTTTTACAATCATTGAGATTTAGGTCGTATTTAGGAAAAGCATTGATGATTTTTTGATATTTGTAAACCCCGCTGATTTTATCAATGTATTCATTAAGCCGTTTTTTCCCTACGCCTTTTATATTGCCTGTATCAATCTTATCTTCCTCTCCATTGATAATCATTTGCACAAAACGTGGATAGGCTTCATGAATATTGTTAGCTTGCGTCTCATTCATAACAGATAATAATATAGAAATTTCATCTTCATCGCCAATTTCTATATCGTCTAAACTAGGAACGCTAATTAGTTCATATTGCTCTCCATATTTAGGATGAGTTTTCTTTTTAAGAACAACTCTGTATTCAATGTTGTTTTGCAAGCAACCAACATTACCTACGATACATATACTTTCTAAAGTTTCTTCATCATTGCACAATTTTATACCATAAGAATCATTTTCATATACTGTTTTATAAGGAATTATTTTCTTTTCTAACTCCATTTCCATTCTCCCTTCTAACTTTTGTCTATATTATACATTATAAAAATAAAAAAGTCAAATAAAAAAGACTAGATTTTCTCTAGTCTTTTATTTTTCTTTCCGTTCTTAATTCCAAAGAGCCGTCCTGATTTACTTTTTCTATTAACATAATGGTATGTTTAAAAATTGAATTTCTATATCTTTTTCCTCTGAATCCATCTCCTTGCCTATATCCAACAACACATAACATTTTGCCTCTTGTGAACCAACTATCATCAATTATAGTTTTATTTGCGTCCGTTCCTTCTGAGATTTTTTGTTCATAGTAGGTATAAACTTCATCGGTTAAACGGATTGTGACTACATTATTGGAAGGAGTCAAAATATCTACTGTTCTTTTATTTTTATTTTTGTCGGTTACCGTGCCACAAATCCTATAAAGATAATATTGGTTCCAAGCAACCTCTTCTCCATCTTTCCTTATATAATGTTTTACTTCAAAATCAGGCTCTTCTGGTAACAAATTGAAATCTATAATATTGTATTTATCACAATCAATATTATTTAATTCATGCTTATTGTTTGGATAAAAAGACGTGGCAGAGAAAGCCCACTGCAACTCATTTTCTTGTTTGATATTTTCGCGATATAATAATTCTTTACCTTTGGAATTAAAATCTTCTTTTATTTTCTCTTGATTAATATATTCTTTAATTTTTTCATTAATCTTTTTCATCTGTTTATCTAAAGATTTATCAATAACTATCATTATATCATCATCATAATAATAATCAACATCTTCTTTTAATTCTGGTAATGTATTCAACAAAACGTCTTGTAAATTGTTTGGCACTCTATAATGTTTTTTGCTTTTAGCTTTCTCATCATTTTTATAGAAATTCTTTTTTTGTTTTATTTGTTTATTTAGTAAATAAGGATTTAACAACTCGTCAGGAATAGAAATATCGTATTCTAATATTTTATTCATGTTTTGCAAAGTTAATTCTTCTTTTGGTTCATATTGCAAAGCGAAATATTGTTTCATTATATTTACTCTGTCTGTATCAAATTCATCAAAACAACCAGATTTGATGAGTGTTATAATTTTTTGATTTTTTAATAACGTATTTTTATTCTTTTGAACTTTGTTGTAGAAATCTTCAAAAGAACTATATGGACGATTATTAACTATTTCTCTAGCTGCTTCATTGTTTATCCCTGAAATGCCACCCAATCCAAACAAAATAGTATTGTTTTCTTTGTTGGGCGTAAAGGAAATATTAGATTTGTTAATAGAAGGAGGCAGAACATCAATGCCGTGTTGTTTCATTTTATAAATACTGCGAGCCATTTTACCATAGTCTATTGATGTTCTCTTATCCGTTTCATCGTCAGATTGACTTTCTACTGTTAAACAAGCACAGTTCCAATACACTGAGGGATAATAATAATTAAGATTCAACTCTTGTAAAGCAATAATAGAATAAGAGGTTGAATGAATCTGGGAAAAGGAATAGCCAAAGGACGCACCAAAAATAACGTTCCAAACATAGTTTAAAAATTCTTTTCTAGTGCCTAATCTCTCTCCATATTCAAAGAATTGTTGTCTCGCTTCTTCTTGTAATTTCTGTGATTTTTTTGCAATGCTTTTACGAAGTTTGTTTGCCTCTTTTAATGTATAACCGCTTATTCTTTTATCCATGCTTAGACGCATTACTTTTTCTTGGCTATCTGCTAGCCCATAAGAATCAATTAAATATTCCTCTAAGCATTTTTGTTCATCTTTAGAAAGCCCATAGCTTTCCATTTCACTATACCATTCATTAATATTGTTTTTGAAACGAGCATATTTATCTAAAGGAGATTCTTGCCCAGGTTGAGACATAAGCCTTAATAGATTGTTTGTCGCAGATAAATCCATAACACTTTTTGGATGAGTAGCATTTAGAGCTCGTATACTCACATTTGTATCAAATTGAAAAACACTATATATATTTTTAATCGTATCCCACATTTTAGGGTTTTCATAATCTAATACATCGGGATGAATATATTTTTCATAGGTGCTCTTTAGACTTCCTTGCCATTCAATTAAATTGTCTTTAAGTAACAAATCTAACGTTGTGTGAATTTTATCTGTGGCGTTGGTTTTTAATAAATCAAACTTAATTTCACCACAATATTCACAGTCAGTTAAGTCGTAACACGAACATAAATCGCCTTTAGGGGATCGCATTGCAGCTATAAAATTAGTGTATGGTTCGTTTCCAATTAAGATGCCCGCTGCATGAGTGCTTCTTCCTGTTATCAATCCTTCTAGAGCCAAAGCACATTCTTTTAGCTTAGGATATTTGTTGACCTCATTGATAAATGTTTGAATTGGTTTTCTTTGTTTCTCTACATCACCCTCAAAACAATCTTTTAGGCTCCATGCAAAACCTCGCTCAATAGGTATCATAGCTTTAATATAATTAGCCGTGTCATTATTAATTCCCAAGCCTTTACAGCTTTTCTCTATTGCCGTTTTACTGGTTAAGGCAGAAAATGTTGCAATGCTTAACACCCTATCTGCACCAAAGAAATCTATAACACCCTGAACAATTTCATTCTTTTTTGATGATTCTGAATCTGTGTCGATATCGGGGAGTTCTACACCGCGTTGAATATTCATAAATCTCCAAAACGGCATATAATCACCAAAAGGAACGGGGTCTATTTGTGTAATATCCAACAAATAACAACAAAGACAGGCTCCAGCGCTCCCCCTTCCCGGCATAACCAAACTACCAATATCCCATATTATATCTATTATTTTGGATTTTGAGCTAAAATAACAAGGAATAAAAGTGCCCAATGCCTCACTTATTAAGCGAAATTGCTTAAATTCTTCATCCAATCTTGCTATATATTGTTCTACATTCTTAGGCTTGGCACTGTTGCAAATTTTCTTTTCAAATCCTTTCTCAATTTGATAAAAAAAATATCGTTCATGCAGTGTTCTCTCGTCACTGCTATAAAAAGCAAAATTAGGATATTTAGAATACCATTCTTTAAATAAATGCCTGATTTTGAATTGAGGGAGTTTTTCTTTTGGGATTTGAGGAATAATAGGATTGTGTTGTAAATCATATTCCGTAATTCTGTCCCAGATTAACAACGTATTCTTATACATTTCATCTATTTCCTCAGTAGAAAATTGCAATTTAAGAAACGTTCTCAATTCTTCTTCATCCATTAGATAAGTTGTAGCATAGAATTCATCTACTTCGCGCTCACCCTCTTTGGAATTTAGATAAGTTTTATGAACAAAGGCTTTCTCTTTTATTAAATAATGAGCATCAGTAGTGGGAATAATTCTTAATTTGTATGCTTTAGACAACTCTTTCATTGCAGCATTAACAGTCGTTTGTTCCACATTATCTTCGTAGCACGGTTGAACTTCTAAAAAGAAATTATCTTTACCAAAAGTGTCAATGCACCAAGTAATAAAACTATGAATAGCTAATTTTGCTGTATTATCCCCATTTTTCCATTGTAAAATCATCTTATCTAAGAAGCTTCCAAGGCAAGCAGTGGAGGCAATAATATGGCCTTTTTCTTGTCCAATAACCTCTTCTATATCGGTGTAATAAGTGGGTTTCCTCATCAAACCCCTGGAGAAATAGGCTCTTTTCCAAGCTCTTGTTGAAAGTTCTCTAATTTGCTTGTGGCCCAAAGTGTCTAAAGCTGTTAAAATAAAATGATAATAAGGATACACTGTCCTTTTTTCTGCTCTATTTTTTTCGTCCTCACTTTCGTCCATTAGATAGATTTCGTTTCCTAAAGCAATTTTAAAGGGTCTGTCTTTTTCCATTTTCTCATAATATTGCAGTGCTTTAATATGAGAAGAAATACATTCATGATTAGTAATTGCAATACCACCAAGCCCCAAATCATAAGCTTTTTGAATTACATCTTCTACCTTGTTGACCACATCAGGAAAACCTAAGGCAGCATTGCTGTATTCATCATGAACATGATTATTGAAATACATTTTTATCACTCACCCCTTTTTATAGTTTATACTTTTCTCCTGTTATTTTATAATAACCATCTGCTAAAATTTTCCACTCTTTATCAGATACTTTAGACATACCAAGAGGCCACACATACTTCTCATATAATTTAGCCATGCAAACTCTTAAATATTCTTTTGTGTGCCAATTAGCAAAAATTTTAGCATCATCAGGCCAAAAAGTCATATCAAAATCGCTAATATCTAGTAATAATTGTTGTGTCCACCTACTATAATAACGACTTCTAGCTTTATAAGCGGCTACATATTTTTTTACATAAAGTATAAAATCTAAATCATCATAATCTGATAAAATACCATGAGTTAATTCTCCCTTCTGTTCTTTTGTTCTTTTTTTCAATCCCTCCATCGCATTGCGAATAACGAGAGATGTTTGATGGAAATAATGCTTTGGCAGATACGGCAACAATTCATAGTGCCATAGGTTCAATTTTGTATAATTGTAATGAGTTTTTGTCTTTCGCGCCATTTCGACCTCCTCAAAATAAGTCTTCCCAAGTTTTTTCTTTATTATAAACCTCAACTTCAATTTTGTCAATAATAACTTGTTTTTTCTTTCCCCCATTCCATTCATTGATTCCCAACTTACCAACAACTGAAATATTGAGAGGCACATTTTCTCCTATGTGAAGGTCTTTTTTTAATTCTTTTGTAACAAAAAACATAATATATTCTACATCATTTACTACAAATTTTAATGTTGTTTGATTACGCCCCAAAACTTGTATGTTTTTACCTGAAATTTGTATATCTACTATATAAAAAACAGGGCTATTTAAGGCGTTTCCCCATAGGTTGGAGTATTTGTCCCAGTAACCAAATAAGCGGCTAGGAATGTTGTTTTTTGTATATCTACTACATACTTCTAAACAAGGCTCCTCAATGGGAATGTTGTTTTCTATATAGTTTAAGAAATCTTCAAAATTGTCTTTGGGAATTGAAATTCCAAAACTGGCTTGATGACCCTCGGCAAAATATAATAAATTACTATTATTGTATTGGTCTTTTACATTAACAGGAGAGCGACACGAACCCATAAATCCTTTTTCGTTTTCATGAATACAAAGTGTGGGCTTGTTATATTTGCTCATAATTTTATTAGCAATCAATCCTGTATAAACACTGCTTTCTTCTAATTTTCCAATAACTACTTTATTATATTCTTCTATAGTACAGTCTTTCAACAATTTTTGCACAGTTTTATTTTGGTTGTTTCTTTCTTTTTTTATTTCTTTGACTACTTCTTCATAGTTGTTTTGATTTCCAACAAAACAATTAAAAATATCTTCTTTAAGTGCCATATTAGAAGAACGAATTGTGGCATTTAACTTTGGGATAATATCCCAAGCAAAACTAGTTGGAGTTGCTATTCCTTTTGCTAAATTATCAATCAGATATAACAAAAATGGATTGTTAATTTTGGACAATCCCACATAATTATATAATCTGTTTTCAATGTTTCTGATGTCCATAACATCAGCAATATTACTTAACGCCACTAAATCTCTTAATTCTTCGTAAAATTTATCATTTTGTTTTTGGCAGCAATACATAATAAATTTATACGTCACACCTGCGCCACTTAAACATTTGTTTTGAATCTTAGGGCTATATTGATTATTGATTGAAATAACTCCATCCAAAGGCAAAACAGCATGATGGTCTGTTTGAATGATTTTGCAATTTAATTTATTTACATACTCAGATTTACTTGCATTTGCGTCAGGTATCCACAAAAGAGTGCAATCATCTTTAATTTGTTCCATAATATCATCATTTAAACCATGTTTTTTATCTTTGTGGCTATCTTCATGATATAAAACAATAATATTATCTTTCGGAATATTAAGATGAATTAAATACTTATACACCAAAACACTTGATATCAAACCGTCTACATCACGGTCTTGTAAAATATAAATTTTATTTTTCATTTCATCCCCCTTAAAAAATATTTTCTCTATTTTTATATAATATTTTCCATGTGTTTATACCTTTGTCAGAGGGGCTATCTTTATAGTCTAACAAATCTCCTCTGTCATAAACCACATAAACTTGACAAAAACCTTTGAATTGTTGTGCAATTTTGCTCACGATTCTTTCCCATCTTAAATATTCTCGTTTTTCTTCATCGTTAGTAATATCATCGTAATAATGATGATATTGTTTATCTAAACAGATATTAACTGTATCAACTCCTAAGTTTAACAATAAATTTCTTTTACTTTTACTTATATTTGTCCCAAACAATCCAACACTATTATTACACGACAACATGGTTTCCATTTGAAGAACTGATTTTGGAGCTTCAAAAATATTCACTTCTTTTGTGTTTTTTATATTGTATTGATTCATATTTAAGCCATATAAAACCTGACTTGTTGAAAACTTATACTCAGTTTCATCCAACATTTTAACAGGTATATATTTATATCCCAACTCTATGAGTTCTGGATTCAAATTGCGCCCATGTATTCCCATCAAATTTCCTTCTTTATCAAAAACAGGAATGGTTATCATTTGTTTATAAGGATAAAATCCGATATGATATTTTTCCATTGTTTCTATTGAAATACCATCTTTAATCCAAGAATCATGATAAATCTTATCAAAAAAATTTAAGATAGATTTATCATAAGTTTTATACAAACCTTCTTTCCTTTTTATTTTTATATATTTAGAAAGATTATCTTCCCAACTATCTTGTTTTTTCTTTTCTTTATATCTTTCTACATCCTGAATTGGAATGCCACAAACAGTGCAGATATATTGAATAGATTCCGTAAAAGAAATATTTTTTACTTTAATAACTAAGTCAAAAATACTATAAGCTCTACTGCATTGCGAAAAACAAAAAAACTGTTTGCTGTTTTTATACCAATATAATTTATGACTAGGAGAATTGTGACAAATAGAAGAACAAATAATTTGCTTATCGTTTTCTTCGTAAACATATCCACCTAAAGATGTTATTAATGTATGAATATTTTTACTATTCATCTTGTTTTTTATTTCTTTAAGATTGATTTGTTTCATTTGTCACCCACCTTCCTTACACACTTCATATAATTTAAGGCAAAATAAACAATTTTTCTATTCTTTTTTGTTTATTAGTTCTTCTACTATCAAAATTTACACTATAAACTTTTTCCCATATACACTCAAAATCTGAGGGCATTTCATATTCGCTACATAAAACAATGTTCCCATTATTTTTTTGTTTTCTACACCAATTATAAAACTTATCATAGTCAAAACGGTTAGTATATTTTGTGCTATTTTTATAAGGAATGTCATTATAAATTACGGAATTATATATATTTACTTCCTCAAAACTGCAACATTTAAAAATTATATCTTTTAATAAGGAAGATTGCTTTTTAATGTTTCTAATAGATTCAGCAATTATGTCTCTATTACCTTGCTTGTCTCTTGGAAACCCACCCCACCATTTAGCACCAAAAGTAGAAAAACCGACCAAGCCTACCAACCATTTTGGATATTTTTCAACATTGTTTTTAACTTCTTTGTAAAAATCCTCGTCATAAGTTTCAGGAAAAACACTAGCATCTTCTTGAGCTTGCTTCAACAGAGCTATTAAATATGGATGAATATCACTTCCAATTCTATTTTTTGCCTTTACTTTGTCAATAATATTACATCCACCACAAAATGGTTCGTAGTATGTATCAAATCCACTTTCATCAATGTATTTTTGTATAATAGGCACTAATTGTTTCGCTAATCTTGCTTTGCTTCCCATATATTTCATTTTACAACACTATCCTTTACAAATGTTTTTGGTATAGAATTTAAATAGTTATTTTTTTCATCGGTGCAAAACAAATCTTTAACACGTCCTGTATTAAAATCAAAGCTCTGCCACACTTTAACATTTTGACCATATTGAGAATATCTAGCTTTATAAACATGAGTAATAATGTTCGGTTCGATTTTTTCTTCCAATCTTTTGCGATTAATAATAGTTTGTGCCAAAGACAATTCTTTTTTTCTGGGTTTTAAAACAATGCAACCATTGTCCAACTTAGTCTTTAATTGTTTACTGCCGAATAGACAATTTTCATCAATTAAATCATTTACTTTTTCATTACCATTTAATTGTGTCATTGATAACAAACCTAACCCATAATCTTCTGCGCACATTTTTAATTCATTAGAAATGGCCAACAACAACGTATCTTGTCTTAGAGAAGTGCCGATTCTTTCTTTGTAATCTTTACCCACAATACCATTGTCCCAGATGTAATCAAATACACCATATTTACATTGATGAATGATAGAACATTCTTTAATAACTCTACGCAAATTGGTTAAAGTAAAATCAGGCATATCAATTAAACGAATATTGGACTCTCTAAGAATTTGTCCTGCTTTAACCAATCTATCTTTTTCTTCCTGTGTGATTTTGCCATCTAAAATTTTATAGGTGGGTACATCCGCTACATAAGCTGCAAATCTAGGTTGCAATTCTCTTTCTTGTTCCATTTCAGTGTGAATATAAAATCCATTTCCTTGATAATTAGGATTTTCTACAAATTCTTGTTTCTCTTTATCCCACAAATGAGTTGCAGAAACAGAACATAAATCTCCAATAGCAGCTGACGTTTTACCAAACCCAGAAGGTGCAGAACGTAATAACAAATGTCCTCTTTGCCAACCTCTATAAATAGATGTTAAATAAGGTGAATTAAGTGCCGCACCAAAAGAAGGCTCTAATTGAAATTCATCTAATATTTTTTCAAACCCTTCTCCTGCCCACATTTCAGCGCGTACATTTCTACTATCAAACTTTTTCCTTAATTGATTGTATTTGCTTTCATAAAAGTTAAGAATATATTTAATAGAATATTGATTTAATTTTTCAAAATTAATTTCACCGTTTTCATTTTCTTCATAAATTTCAGAAATATCAACACCCATTTCTTTGTATTGACGAAGTAAACTTAATTTGCGAACATTATTATAATAAACTTCATAATTATCTGGATTAACTAAATCTTTTACAGTAGGAATAAACTCTAAAAAATTATTATCTTCCAAAATTTCATATTGAGCTTTATAATGTTTACAAAAATTATCTACCATAATTTCATCTACTTCCATAGCTCCCTCAGCAGCTAAATGGGCAATAACAGAAAACAAAATCATATGAAAAGAACATGGTAGAAAATCATCTTTATTAATTGGAAATTTTTTATTTAATAACAAGTCAGTATTATTAAACAAGCAACCTAGCGTCATATAAGCATCATTAAATGAATAAATCATTGTTCTTACCTCTTAACCGATGATAATAGCTTTTGGAAGCGTTTGGCACATAAACCACATCTTCTATAAATTTCATCTTTTGATATTTTTCGTGATTCCAAAAACACTGAGCCGCATATTCCATAGCGTCTTTATAATATCGTGGAAACACTTGACCCAAACCCAATGTTACATCATAAGGTTTTTCCAAGATTAACACATAATAACGCAAGGTTAATAACAATTCTTTGTCCGACCAACCATATTCTTCTTTATAATGTTTGATTTGTTTTGTTATCCAAGCCCAGTTACAATCTTTTTCATAAATTTCGTCAATAAAATCAGTTAATTGTCTAAAATCACTTTTCTGTGGTTCAGGATTGTGTTTTTGTAGAAAATTCTCATAACAATTTTCATCGCAAAAATATTGCCGTTCTTTGGGATTAAAAGATTTATCTCTTTCTATCTCTTTTTTACAAAAACGACATTTAACATATGTTGGTTTAGCCATAACTACACCCCTTGTTTTTTCTTTATACCATTATTATAAAGAGACAAGTTGAATTTGTCAATAAAAAATAAAGAGAGCAGAAAATTTTCCGCTCTCTAAATTATTTAATTAAAAAGAAATTTCGTATTCAGTTGCTAAGTTAGTTAATTTAGTATAAATATTGGCAAGTTTAGGAATATCATTTTCTTTAGCAGAAGATACTTTCCTTACTTTTCCTTCATCATCGTAACCTAACTCTTCTTCTACAATCAGTTGTACAGTCTCAGGTGCAACAGCGAACACTTTTTGCATTACCTTTGGAATAATTTCAAAATAATCTTCTAATGAAAACTTATCTTCTTTTTTCTCAAAAGGCACTAGAATACTATTAGATTCTTCGGCGCTGCTTTTAATTGCTTCCAACATTGTTTTCTGCATATTCTCCGCTGTAAACACATCCACCATAACAGGCATATTATATCGGCTTCGAGCAAAAATTGTATGAGTTTGTTTACAAATAGCAGAAGAGGGGATAGCATCGCCATTCTGGTCAATACCGTTGGGACGAGCATAAATAACAAAGTCACACAAATTTCTCAAAAAGCGTGTAGAACCCTTCTTTTTCTCCGTTCCAAAAGGCACCGTAAACGTTTTAGTTACTATTTTGACTTTGTTATCCTTATCAATGATTTCTTCTTTCTTTTCTACCTCTTCTTCATGTGAAATAAAAATAACAGTATATCCATAAGAGGTCAGCATATTGATTTGATTTCTAAACATTTTTCGAGCCAAAAGATAACCATTGGGATTGCGATTGTTTTTATCGGAAGAGTCTTGAACCAATCCAATGTCATTAACTCCATACATTTTACAAACTTGAGCTTCGCAAATATTCACCAATTCCTCAGCCGTATCAATGATAATAGTATTATAAAGTTCATGTGCTTTATCATACATATTAACAAGCTGATTGTTAATTGTTACAAAAGTATTCCAATCACGAATGGCAAACTTAGGACAATTAACCGCATTACCCCCATTTTCAGCCATTAACAAAAGAGGTTTAGGAAATCTACAAGATTGTTTTGTTTTGCCCGTGTCGTTGGGGCCATAAATCATGATTTTCTGTCCTGATAAATCCATGACCATGTTAGTATCTTGTTTTGCAAAAATATCAATTTTCATACCCATACTTTTATTCCTCCTTTTTGTTAAAACGGCATATCGTCAAGGCTCATACTAGCCATGCGTTCTTTAATGGAAGATTTGTTTCCAAATTTAGGTTGAGAGCTTTGAGAGGAAGCGTTAGCAGCACTATTAGTTTGAATTTCTTCCAAACGAATGTTCATTTCTTTTTCTAATTGTTTAATTGTTTCTTCATCAAAGGAGGCTTCCAACTCCATGGGGTTATTACTTTTATTTTTAGGAATATCTGCGCCCACCAACTGGAACTCTTGCCGTGTAAAACCTTGGAGAACTGTTACCTTGCGCCCAAACCCACTATGAACTGGTTTAGTTGCCCCCCCTACATTAGCAATTTCACAGTAAAGAGTAATAGTATCTCCGACTTTCAATTTATCCACATATTCACCAGAAACTTCATCTACATAGCCATTCATAATTGCATCATAATATTCTTCGGGAACTACAATATGAACAACGTGCATATTTTTGAAATAATCTACTGTATAAACATCTACTAAAGCACGTCCTGTTTCACCATTGTTATCTGTTTCTGGTTTGATGGCTTTAATAATACACTCCACTGAAAATTCAGCAGCACCTTCACCAACAGAGGCTTTATCAACAACAGTAATAAAATTCCCAGACAGATTTGTATAAGAAGCGACCCCGTTTCCGTTGCTGTTGACTCGTTCATAAGTGTTCAAAGAAATAGTGCAATTTACATAAGATGGATTAGTACCATTTTTAGCTGCTTCTGTTTTGTCAACACCGTTGCTCATGAAACCAATCCAGTTTTTCCAACCTTTGGTTTCGTTTTCTTCTGTTTCTTCGGCATCCTTCCTATAGTGAAAAATGTTATTTACACTAACTCGATAAACACCCTGCTTGTTTTCAATGGTAATTGCGCCTTGAATTTTTTCCCGTCCGTCAGGAAGCTGTTTTACTTCAATGTCTTTTTCGGAAAGAACTCCTGAAACCATACCATAACTTCTTGTCTGTAATACTTCTTTCATAATAATTTTCTCCTTAAATTTAATAAATTTTTTAATCTTTTTTTTCTGGAATAATAATTTGTCTGTTATCTCTTACACTTTTACACCAATTTAAAATTTCGTTTTTAGTTCTCCCTTCATTGAATTGTCGAATAACAGCATTAAGGCAGCCGTAGAATCCATCTGTAAAAGATTTAAGATGAACTTCTTTCATCTTTTCTTCTACATAGTCCACAATGATTTGTTCTGGTCTTTTTCCGTTTTCTTCCATTTGTTCCTTGTTTCGCCTCCTAACAAAATAATTCCTTGTGTCATAATACTAACACAAGGAATTATATCTGTCAACTGTTTTTATAAAAGTTTGTGAATTATTTTCCTTTGCCGAACCATTGATTTCCAATTTTAATTCTACCAGAGCCATGACATTTCCCAGCCGAGAAATATACATAATTACCATGGAGAACAGTTGCACCATGTTCTAGCACATAATCTACAGCGTCATAATTGGTTTGTGTTGGAGTGGTTTTTGATAATTTAGACGCAGTAGAGAATTGTCCCTTTTGAAACACAACCCCTCTAATTGTGTTGGGAAAACGACCATCAAGAACACGATTCAAAACAACTTCTACAACAGCTTTCTGTCCTTTAAAGCTTTCGCCTCCTGCTTCTCTCTTTACAAGTTGAGCTAATAATTTTCTATCGGCGTTACTCACTTTAATTCCAGAATATTTTCCTTTTCCATGATGTGCTGTTTCTTTTTTAAGTTGTTGAGTTGTTTCTTCTTTAGGCTTTTGAGTTATTTTGTTTTTGTGCGTTTTTTTAGGTTCTTTAGTAGGTTTTGCTGTTTTCTTAATTGGTTTTTTTATTGGTTCTGGAGTAGTGTTTTGAGTTGGTGTAGGTGTTGATTCAATAGTCGGGGAGGCCGTAGCAACAATAGTAGGCTTAGCACTAGCCATCGCGACATCTTGAGCGCTCATTCCTGTTGTATCCACCAATGTCATGCCCATCACACTACATAAAAATATGCAATGAAGCACCTTCTTTTCTATAAATAATTTAAATAATTTTTTCATTTAATAACTCCTTATTAAAATGCAATAGACAACATTACATCTTTTATTTTTTCTTCTTTCACTTTGGAATATCTTTCAGTTGTTTTGATAGACTTATGACCAATTGTTTCTTGTGCCACTCTAATACCATAATTATCACATACATCACTTACAAAAGTATAACGCAAGCTATGATTACTGATATTTTTGGTAATTCCTGCTCTTTTCGCAATATTCTTCAATGTTCTATTTATACATTCTGGACGCATTGAGGTTCCTTGATTGGAGACAAACAAGTTCTCTGCGCCGTTCTTCCTAGTTTCAAGATATTTGTCAACATATTCTCTACAAGATTGGTTTAAATAAACTCGCCTAAAGCTTCCACCTTTTGTCTCAATATAAATATCATCATTTTTATATTGTTCCAAAGTGATTCTAATTAGTTCGGAAACCCGCAACCCTGTACTCAAATACATTGCAACAATAGCTTTATCTCTTGCATTTTTCCCATGTTTTATCAAATCTACTGCTTCTTCCATGGGAATATAAGGTTTTTCTTTGTTCTTAACCTTTACATTTTTTAGGTTCTTGGCTGGATTATTTTTAATCCTATTAATTCCATTCAAAAACCCAAAATAGCTTTTTACAGCACTAATTTTTCTATAAACAGAGGCCGAAGCATAAGTGTCTAAACTCGCTTTCCAAACCACCAAATCTTCTACAGTGATTACGTCCTCATTCTTATTTACAAAAGACAACATATCTCGAACATCTTTTTGATAATTTACAATTGTGTTTTTAGATTTTCCTTCGCCTTGTAAATTCTTCAAAAATAACTCCATGTTTTCCATTTTTATTCCCTTCCTTTCGCTATTAGTATAGCATATACCACCACCTTTTGCAATATGTTTTTTAACAAAATCATGAAGTCTATTTACTATAGACTTCATGAAAAATATTAGCGAGTGAACTAGATATTACAAAAATGTAACATCTATATTTATATATTCGACATAAATTCTATTTTCCCTTTATTTGCTCACTCTTTTAAGTTCATCTAAGCATCTTAAAAGACTTCTAATATATTCTATATTATCCATATCTTCATTATCACGAATGTTTTGAAAAAAATATATCTCAATAAATTCTTCTAGATTTCTTGCATCTTCTTTATTAATATCAATTTCAAGCATTTTAATCCTCCAAATCCATCTTTGCCCATACTTGGGACATTCTTTCATTTTTCTTCCTCTTATTTCATTTGTTTTATTTCCATCGTGAATCCAACAATTTTACGGCTAAATTACACGCCATCAGATATGTTGTCTTATAAATTGTTTTTTTGTGTGTTTTACGCACCCGCTTTTTAAACTCATCAAGCGTTCCAAAAAAATCACCATCACGAACAAAGTAGCCCTCCTCCGCTTTAAAGAAATATGTTTTTTGCAACATACTTCCGATTTTGTCAACCGCCATATATATGCTATTTGTTAATCCTTCATGGCTACAATTATGGTCAAAACAACAATACTCACCAATGTCGCACTGTTTACCAAATTTGCACCCAGCCTCAAAACCACTCCATTTACCGAAGCCACACTTCTCTCCAAAGTTACAACTCTCGCCGAAGCTGTTGTAGCTATTAAAGTTACACCTCTCACCAAAATCACAATTCTTGTCAAAACTACAATGACCGCCGAATTCACATTTACAACCGAATACGCATCTCTCTCCAAAGCTACTCCACGCGCCGAAATCGTTCCATTCGCCCAATATACAATCATCGCCGAATTTGCATTTATGGCCAAAGCTGTTTCTCACGTCAAAACTACAATTCTTGTCAAAAACACAATATTCACCAAAACTACAAAGAACACCAAAGACACACCTCTCTCCGAATATACATTGAGAGCCAAAGTCACTATATCCACCGAAACTGCTCAATTTACCAAAGACACAACCCATGGCAAAACAGCACCTTGCTGGAAAATTTTTAATCTCTGTATAATCACCGTGCGGACAGATTAACCTTTCCTGTTCATCTCTCTGGAATGTTTCAAAATCCTTTTCTGTATATTTCTTCATCATTAAATCTCCTTATTTGTGTATATATCGACTTTCATTTTCATTTCTGTTATCCAACTCATATTCACAAATCGGGCACTTATCCATTATTTTTTTCCTTTTTCGATTAGTCGCTACACCAAATTCTACGAGACAACTTTTACAAATATTTTCTTTGATAGACCTATTTATAAAATTTTTCCAAACATTTGCTTTCCTATAGCTTTCTAACCAAATATAACGTTTGCATTCGGAACACAAATGCGGAACGAACGCAAATCTATTACATGAAAGCATCATTATTTTCTTCTCCTAATACAATTTCTTTAAAATGAGGCAATGCTTCAATCCATTCACAAAAATTACGCCATTCTGGCAAACGATGATTTCTTCGTTGATAATAAATAGTTTTTAACTGTCTGTAATTCGTAGTCATTCTTGCTGTAAGTTGAAATCCAACTGGGATATTATACAATACACTTAAATATCGTTCAGGTGTAGGGTCTGCATTATACTGTGTAATTAGTTCCCATAAATTTTCTAGCGCTTTTTGTGTAACATAAGAATTACATTGATTAATAATTCTAAATTTTGTAATTTTATGCATCGTACTTTGACTTGACACAAAATCCAAAAAATGATACCGTTGCGCTTCTGTCCAAGCTTTAAGTGAAAATGTTAAATCAAACTGAACCACAATCCCTGTAAGAAATTGGTCGTGTCCTTCACCTTTTTTAGATGAGCCCAAAGTTTTTACTGTATTGGTAATTTTGCTATTTAAAAGATTAATATCTGTACTCATTGGATATTTAGATGCTTTAATTGACTCTTCCAATCCATATACTCTTACATTGTCACACAAATTCATTTTACTCCTCCTAATTTATCCATTTAATAATTGAATCACCATGGAATCCTTTTTCCCAAACATATCAATTATACTCAGCAAAATCTTTTGGTATTTAAATATTTCGCCATATTCCTCTTTAATCACACACCCACCGTCTTATCAATTTCTTCAAACACAATGCGGTTTGGTAACATATTGTGACACAAATAAACGCTTGAAAAAGGAGGATTTAATGAAGGTTTTTGTTCTTCATACGATTTGAAATAAGCTATTCTTTTGTTAAGATACATTATTTCAAACTCATTATCTCTAAACATTTCAAATCTCTTTTTACTCTCAAATAAACCGACCACACCCACCAACATAGCAAATGGTTTATCTAGCTTAAACAAATGTTCAAACACCTCTGTTTTCATTGAATAAGGTGGATTGCTGATTATATAATCACAATCTATTGTTTTATATTCAAAAAAATCTTCACCATTGCAAATATGAGTTGCTATAACAATATGTCCTTTACTTCGTAACTCTTTAACAAACAAACTATCTTCTGTGTCAAATGGACACCATATAGTTGAATGTGGTTTAATATATTTTTCAATAGGTTTAATTGCATATATTGGTGTATAAAATTCATCATTTTTACTACCAGCTACTTTATCCATCTTCATACTTCAAAATCCTCCAATCGTTCCAACTTTCCAGTACATCTTGGACAACTGTACCATTCTCCAAATCTATTATCATATACACGTCCCGTACCATTACAACAAGTCAATTCAAAGGTTTCTTCTATTGTTGGTTTCGGTTGCTCATCGTACAAACATTTCAAATGCTTATCTATAATATAGGCGTATCTGTGTTTTCTTGACCGTGGAAGCCACACGCCATGTTTATCCTTGGTGGAACCTCTTGGATTAACTTTTCCGTCCTCGCGGAAAAAGTCACATTTATAGTCTGTTAATCCGTAATATTTGAAATTACACACTTGATAAATTGAACCAACATGACGCTTAGAATCTGCCAGCACACCACCTTTTATTAAAAGTAACATACCCTTCACGCACAGTTGGGAACGGTTTTTCTCCCGGCATGTAGCACAATACAGAGACAAACGGCTCTGGTAAACACGACTTGACGTTAATCCATTCCATTATTAATCCTCCAAATCCATCTTCGTTCCACAGCTAGGGCAGTAGTGAGGCAACTCGCTTCCACTTACGAGATAGCAAACTCCGTCAATATAATCAAACTCCATTTTACATTCAGAGCAAACAACACCGCTGTCATTTGAATATTTTTCTTTCTTAATCCAGTGTCCATACACTACTGGTACAACATCAGCTACTGGTGCATCTTTAATGTCCTGAATAGCATCTCTCAATCCCTCGGCATAATCCACTTTTGCCGTAAGAATATTTCCAGTATATTGTGCCAACAATTCATCTCTATTGATATATTCAGCCATTTTCTTTTTCTCCTTTACAATTAAAATCAGTAACTTTTACAAGAGTTGGTTTTAAAAATTCGCCAAGAATATAATTATGATTTTCTTCTTTGGGATAAGGCATTATAGGGAAATTCAAATGCTCAATCCAACTTTTTTCAATTTTTTATTAAATGTGCAAAAGTATACATAACGATTTTTAGCTGTTCTAATTACTCTATATTGTTGTGTGGAGTTTTTATCATAATGTCTTGAGTGTTTGCCACCACCACTATAAATGTCGGTTCTTTGTTTTGTCCTACCAGTATAGATAAAATTACACGCTTGATAAATATACCCATTGTGATGCATCGCAGTGTCGCTATAAGAAACGATAATCCAGTCATTTGCTCTTAAACGTCTTAAACACGCTCCAACAAAAGATGATAAAGGCTCTACTAAGTCCTCGGTACGACATAGGCGATTTAATTCATATACATGATGAGAATGCTCTTTTCCATAAATACTATTACACAAAGATGGCGAAGCTGGTTTTCCGAAAGTGCAAACCGCTTTTAACTTGTCACCAAAATACCACCCAAACGCACAAGATATACTAGGAATTCTACCACTATAATGCCTTGGCAAAAGAAAGTCTACTGCTGTTTTATAATTTATATATTCAATTCTTCCTTTCATATTATCTTCCCCCATACTGCGAATCCAACAATTTCACTGCCAAATCGCACGCCATTAGATATGTTGTTTCGTGAATTGTGCCATCATGCGTTTCGTGCACTTTCGTTTTGAACTCGTCCAGCGTTCCAAAAAAACAACCAGCGCGAACGAAGTAGCCCTCTTCTGCTTTGAAAAAATATGTTTTTCGCAATTCACTGCCGATCCTGTCAACCGCGACATAGATGCTGTTGGTCAGTCCTTCATGGCTGCATTCCCCTTCAAAACAACATGTTTCTCCAAATCTGCATCCTCCTCCAAATCGGCATCCCTCATCGAATCTACTATCGCTGCCGAATTCACAGCCATAGCTAAATAAGCACCCTACTTGAAATAAACAAAACTTGTCAAATTTGTTGAAAGAATCAAAAAAACATTTTTTATTAAATATGCATGCTTCACCAAACAAACAATGATTTCCAAAATAACAACTCTTGCCAAAACTGCAATAATTGCCAAATGTACAATTATTACCAAAGTTGCTCCAATTGCCAAACAGACAGCTAGATTCAAATACACAGTTGTTGGGGAAATCTTTAATCACTGTGTAATCTCCGCTTGGGCAAATAATATGATCTAAACAATCACGTTCAAAATTTTCTAAATCTTCTTCATTATATCTTTCCATAATAAATCACCAATCCACTATCAATTCTCTTCATCATCATAGTCATCAGCAGTAAATCCCATTTCTTCTTCATAACTAGGCATCCAAACTGGTTCTACGGTACATTCTCTAGCATCAATTAATGTCCATTTACCTCCTAGATACATAAGAAAATAAATCAAATCATCTTTATATACTACATCATAAACTGTCATTGGATATTCGCCACCATGATAAACTTGCATTATAATCTTCCTTTCTAATATAGGGGTGGTTCTGGGATAAATAAACATGGGGTAGGTTTTGGTCTTTTAATTACGATTTAAAATTTCAAATTACGGAAATCAATTTGAAATTTCCAAATTCAGATTTATTAACGTCCCCGCCTTCCTCATGGTTTAAATTCTTTTTATTATCTTTGTTTACCTCTTCCTTTTCTTCTATTGTTTGATAAAACAATGAGTCGAAAAACATCTTACAATAATCGCTGAATGTCAATGGTTTTTCTGAAAGATTAACAACTTTATAACCGCAAATATCAAACCTTTGCTCAAGAATATGTTTAATTAATTCAGAGTTTTGTTTTGCTTCTAAAGATTTAATGTCTAAAAATTCTTGCCAAAGAATTTGTTTTGTGTTTGTTAGAATATTTGTATCATTCAGAGTTCTATAATTGTTTTCTTCCGTGGCTAAATTACCCGCTAACATTAAGGACAAAAAACTAGGAAGAAAAAATTTATATCTATGGAATCCTGTTTTGCCCCAAATTATGAATCTATTAGCATAATCATTTAAATGATAGCAGAAAGGGCATACATAAACATAATCTTTTGTGGATTTTGCGATTTTTAATATCCCAACATGTGATTCTTCATAATAAAATCTAGTGCCACTATGAGACAATTCAAATTCTTCTCCGCATAGCAAACAAGTTTTTTCTTCTTTTTCATGCGAAAAAATATTTGCCTCATGAACACCCAAAGGCTCCACATAAACATACTTACAATCGAAACCAATTTTCATAAAACACAACCTCTTTTCTTTTTTTGTTTTTATTATATATCACTTCTAAGATTTTTTCAATAGCTTTTTAGCTTTTTATTATTTTCCATTGGGGAAAATTTAATTTTCGCTATTACCGTATCTTCCTCGCCCCGGGAAAATTTTTGTTTCGCTATTACCATCCTCTATTTTGCCTCCCCAAAATTATGCAAAATATTCACAAAATATACATTTTTTTATGCAGAAATTTTGTATAATTTGCATTTTTATACATATAATTTTATACATTTTTATGTATATACAATTATACATAAATGCAATAAAAAAAGGATATAGGAAAAAACAATCTTTTTTTTGATTATTTTTTCCTATATCCTCATAGATTTTATAACGGAATTGAATTTTACAAAAAGACTATAGCAAAAAAGCGATAAAAAATCAAGTGTTTTTTGCTGCAAAATTAAAAAAATATAAAAATGTTTTTTCTTATTCCTTATTATATATATAAAATAAAAATTTTTCTGATACATAACGCCGAAAAAATTTTTTAAAAAATTTCAAAAAAAGCATTGACATATAAAAAAATATGATTATAATAGTAAATGTTCAAAGGAACAAAAAAAGGAGGAGAAACAATGAAAGAACCGATTGTAGTAAAATCACTATGTAACATCGGAGGCATTGCTATTTTAGCGATAGACGAACGGGAGGAAAAAATAACATCATGTTTTTATAACATGGATAAACAGGAGGCCACGCGAACGACAAAAATTTTTTGGGACGCAAACGGAGAACCCTATTTTAACCGATATAAAGTAAAATACTATTTACGCGATTTTTTGCGCGTGTAAAAATTTTATAAAAAATAAAAAAGGACGGTAAAATACAATGAAAAAATACATACACACAAGCAAATATTTTTATGGTCAAAAAATCAGCGACTACGGTTTAGAACATGGGTATATCGACTATGCTACACTTGCAAAAGCCTTTGACGCGGTTCTGAACAACGATATCATGGAAAAAACCGCTGAAATAGGTTTGTGGGAGCAGGTAAACGGAATTATTGATAATACCGACAAAATAGAGGAATTGACAGAAGAACAAGAAAAAATAGAAGATATTCTTTATAGTATGATAGACAACGACCAGGAAAACACGGAGGAATACAAAAAGCTTGAAAAAAAATACAATGAAATTAAATCCGATATACAGGAATTAAAAGACGCGGAAAACTACCCGCCGGATATATTTCAATATTATATTATATCGGATGAGGGCGCTAACATTTTATGCGAATTAACAGATGAAAATGTATTTTATAATGAAGATCTCGATATGTATATTTGGGGCGTAACGCACTACGGCACGGCGTGGGATTATGTTTTAACTGATATCCCGGTTGTTTTGGAGGCTTGAAAAAATGTATTGTGAATTTTTAAAAAATGAAAACGGCAGCACGATAAAAAACGCGGTTGTTATACGATGGGGAGATTGCAAACAATTCTACACCTTGCAATCATATAACGATATAATAGCGGAGTATAATGCGGACATGAAATTGATAGGTATAGACCCGTGCGCTTTTGCAATCTCTCCCACGACAGAAAAAACACTTGTCTTGTTTTTAAAACAATATTTACATTTTGACAACGAAAAAATAAATTTTATCAAGGAGGAAAAAAAGCAAGAATATCATATTATAAATTCAAACGGTTTGACTTTGACAGTGAAAAGGGAAAAAATTATATGAGGGCCACAAGGCCCTTTTTCTTTGCAAAAAATTTTTATTTTTATTGACAAGTATATAAATATCAATTATAATATATATGCAAACAAAAAGGAGGAGCAAAGATGATTTATAAACCATACGGAGAGAGGTACAAACAATACAAGGAAAAAACATTTGATATTGAAACCCGCGCAGAATATGATAATTTTTATTCCTCAGTAAATCAGGATGAAACGCTAACAGATGAGGAAAAGTTTTTTTTGACTCGCACAGCTAGGTACAATTATATTGAATACAATCGGGAATGAAAGAAGGTAAACAATGAAACACTATAAAATCAGAAAAAATAGCTTTGCAGATAAACTCCGTTTTATATGGCGTTCGCGCTATGAAATTATGGAAGTAGTAGAATTGTTATTGTGGATTTACACATTATATATTATAGGGGCGCTATTGTGTCAATGTATAGAATAAAATTAAAAAATTTCAAAAAAGGGTTGACAGCCCTTTTTTAAAATGATATTATATTATTGTTGAAAGGAGGTAAAAACAATGCAAGAAAATGTCAAAGTAAAGCCAGAGATGGAACATTATGTTGCATGGCAACAATGGCCCGATGGAACGATGGAACGCCTTTGCAGTGGTGACACATGGGAGGAAGCATACAGAGACGGAAAAGAGACTTTCAAAGAAAAATATGAAAAATGAAAGCTAAAAAAAGAGGGACAAAAAATCCCCCTTTTTTATTTTATATTTTAATATCGGATATATGGAATATTATATATAATTATTTTTATATTATATTATTTTATAATATTGTATATTATATCATAGTATAATAGTAGGATATTATAATAGCTGTGCACGCAAACAAGAAAATATAAAATATAAATTGTAAAATGGAATATTGTATATAATGATATAATAATAGAATACAGGACATATATAATATAATAAAATAAGATAAAATAAAAAAGATATAATAAAATAGTTATATCTTTTTTATTTTATAAAATAGATTGTGTGGAGGCGGTTAAACTGTATAGGAATATAATATTATTATAATAGAATAAAAAAAT